AGGGGAACATCTTAATTATCATCCTCTCATTATTTGCGGCAATTGCCGAAGTACTACATTACTATGTAGACAATATGGCAAGGGAAACTTTCTTATCTACAGCTCGTAGATATGATTCGGTAGTTAAACATGGTGCCTTGGTAGATTACCATGCTCGAGCAGCGATTGCCGCTACCGTAGATGTAATCTTATCTAGAAGCATTACTGGTAACTCTATTGGTGCAAAGTTAACCATACCACAAGGAACTCTATTTACAGACCAAAGTGGTAATAGCTGGTTATCTGCCCGAGATGTTACCTGGTATTCAAATGTAACTACCTGCAAGGTACCAATTATTCAACATGAGAAGTATACTACAAGTGCTCTCAATAACATGGTAATACCTACAGGAGATAGAGTACAACTTAACTTGGGTACATTACCCAACGGTAAGTATTATGAACATGGCTCTATGTCTTTACAGATAGGTGGGGAATCTTGGGTATTGGTAGAAACCTTTGCAAAGTCTAAACCTACGGATAAACACTTTATGGTATCGGTAGATGAATCTCTAAACCCATATATAATGTTTGGAGATGGTACCTTTGGTAAGAAACCTGCAGCAGGTGCAAAGATAACCAATGTGGTATTCTACTTAACCAATGGTTCTCAAGGTAATGTAAAGAGTAATACCATTACATCAGTACCCTCAGTTATATCCTCATCAATCACTGATGCTACAGTAAGTAATGCTTATGATGCAGGAGGTGGTTCTAATTATGAGAACTTCACTATGCTCAAGGAACATATACCTTTGAGTGTTAAGACTCTGGGAGTAGCAATTACCAAAGAGGATTTCGAAAGCTTGGCAATGTTAGTTGATGGGGTTAACAAGGCAAAAGCAGATTACGAATGTGGTAGAAAGCTTACGGTATATATTAGCCCAGATGGTGGAGCAGTAGCTTCTTCTGAGTTAATTAGTAGAGTATACAACTTACTATCTCAGAGGGCTCCTATGACTACCTGGCTCAAGGTTAAATCTGCAGGAAAAGTTCAAATCATCCTGGAGATGGATGTCACTGGAAAGAAGTCTTATAAGACTGCAGAGATACAGACACAAATCCTTACAGCATTATATAATGCCTACTCTCCAGAACAAGCAGAGATTGGAGGAAGCGTAAGGGTATCTGATATCTATGCTCTGATTGATAATCTGTCTACCATAGATTACCTACACCTTACCAAGTTTTATATCAAGCCTTGGCCTACTACCATTTATGGTAACAAGGAACTTGCATTGGGACAGTTCAAATTGAATAAGGCTACTGGGTCTATGACCTACTTCATAACCTTCAATTCTTCTACAACTTTTACAGTACGTTCAGTATCGAATGGTTATGTAGCTACAGGTTCTGTTGGTAGTTCACTCCAGGTAGTAGATAAGGCAAATGGGTTTGACTTCTCTCTGGATATACAGAACAACAGTTACCAATCCGGGTACCGTTATTCAATTACCGTATCAGAACCTAATCATGATTACGAAGACCCCGGTTTTAATTTACCGGTATTCGAAAATGCTTCACAGTTAACACTAACCGTAAATGAGATAGTATGATAAACCTCAAAAACCTAATTGATTTTTTACCATTCGAATATAAGGACCAAGATACTTATAAGGTAAATGGTAAGGGCATTCTGGAGAGGTTTCTAGAAATTTGTGGAGAGCATTTTGAAGATTATATTACTAAAGACATTGATAACATTCTGGATATTATCGATATAGATAAAACTCCAGACATGTATCTCAACTTTCTTTGGCAATTCCTCGGAGAAATGCCCTTCGCTTATGGGAACACAATAGATGCCCAGAAGTGGTCAGAGTACTTTAATGGTTTCTACTCAGACAGTAAACTCCAGGAATTATCAAAGCTTTGGATAATACCAAAGGAGGGGCCTTTCACTTTAACCAGTACTCAAGTAAGAAATATTCTAAGATATTCGGTATCTCTATTCAAGATACGAGGTACAGCTGAATTCTTCGAAATAATGATGAGGCTATATGGGTTAACCTGTACAGTCTCAGACCCAGCTAAGGCAGATTCTTACGACGGTTGGATAAAAGGTCACCCTTACTTTGACCAATACTTCTTGTATGATGACAAATATTCTTATGATAATACTTTCGATTGTTCTCAATGTATACCGGTAACATTTAGCCTTACAGGTCATGGGTATACTTCGAACTCTGAGGCATTCAAAAGATTTAGGGAAGCTGTAGAAAGTTTCTTCCGAAGATTCATACCTTACCATGTATCATTCAATATCCAATATGGGTTTACGGTAAATGATGGGTATGCAATCAAGGCAGAATTAGTAAATCCTGACCAACCAAATCTGATAACTTCAGAAGTATATGAAGTACCTGTTATGGTAACCGTAACTGCTGATTGGCCTAATGCTGATTTAAGGTTTCAGATATCAAGTGATAAGGTAAATTGGGGATATATAAAACATCCCAGTGGTTTTGTATTTAATATACCAAGAGCGGGTACTTATTATTTCCGAAGCGTTGGGGATAATTCCAAGATAACCCAAATCACCGTAGGTCAAGAATCTTATAACAGGGTATACTCAATTACCTGTGACCCAGTTACTGCAGAGATAACACCATCAAAGCTAAGTGTGTATACGGTAGTAAGGGCTAACGTATCCTATAAGGGACAAATCAAAACTTGTAATGTTCGATTGTCAGGAACTGACCAAGTAAAAGTATCAGGAGCAACTTGGGAATTTAAAGAACCCGGTACTTATTACTTTGAGATTGTAGAGTTCCCAGTAAAACAAACTTCCTTTGTAGTAACCAGACAAGAGATTACTTATAAAGTAAGATGTACTCCATCAGAGTTTCGAGTTGGTGATAAACAAAGTATAAGGGATGCAACTACTACTCTAACCATCGAATCTAATTACCCGGAATCCTTTACTGGAGACTTATACTGCAGGTTGGTAGGTGACACTAAGTTATTTAAGAATGGAGATAAGTTTACTGCCAGCAGTTATGGTACCTATAAGTTTAGGTGTACTCTTGATAAAAGGGAAACCGAAGAAGGTGTAGGTATCTTCGAAGTAACTTCTGGTAAGACCGCAATCTATAGAGTTAGTATTAACCCACCATCTTCTACTTTGTTTAATGGTTCAGCCAAGACCACAGTAAGTATTCAACGTATCTCAGGTAATGGTGATGACTACAGAGTAAGAGTAGTAGAAACCGGGGAAGTATTCGATGCTAAGAATGGTTATGTATATAATACTAATAGGTCAGGTACTTATACTTTCCAATCTGTAGCTTACCCATCTGCAAGGACTATCTGGACCGTAAGCAATTCTCCAACAGTATATCAGAATAAGTTAAAGATAGTTCCTTCAGATACTACCGATGAACATTGGCAAGAACCAGATTGGACTTTACCAGAAGACCAAATCGATGATACCTATGCAGTATATGCTTTGGTGGATGAGAAGTCTGCTTGTAAGTTCTCACTGGAAGAAATGAAGAACGGAGTAAATGTAAATGGTACTGCTACTTGTGATGAGACTGGAGAAACCTATAATCTGGGTGAAGAGATTACTCTTACCAAAGCAGGTACCTATACTTTCGTAGCTGATGATGGTTCTTCTCTAAGATGCCAAGTAATCCTGGAAGATTATCCAACTATCATTGAGATATCTTGTACTCCAGAGTATGCCGAACTAAAGGGTACTGTTAAACAAGTATCTACCTTAATTAAGTGTACTTCGAATAAACCAGATTTCGATAGTAGAATTAGGGAAGTGGGCAAGGTTAATACCTATGATGCTGGTGGACAAGGTTATGAATTCATTACTGCTCAAGCAGGAGAATATATCTTTGAATCCGTTGCAGATACTTCTAAGAGAACTAAGTTCACAGTAGTAGATGCAGACCTATTAAGTGTTAATCCTCAAGAGTTGGAATGGGAATTCGATGACCTATCGGAAAAGACCTTCACCATTACAACCTACAGTAATCAATCTTGGCAAATAGTAGAACAATGATAAATACAATCGATAGAATCACTGAGACCACAACTCAGTCTTTATTCAAGACATTTACTGTTGGCATATTGGGAGAGTGTACTCAAATTCTTTATGATTTGAGATGGATGATAGTACTGGCAATAATCTTAATCCTATCAGATTTATGGTTTGGAGTATCTGCCAGTAGAATCCAAGGTATAGAAATTCGAAAGTCTAGAGCTGGAAGAAGAACTCTAAATAAGATAGTAGATTATATCTGCTATGTTTTATTGGGAGCTGTACTTGGTAAGGCCATAGGCGAACCATACGGAATGGACCCAATCGTAGTATCTATTACAGTAATGGTATTATGCTATTGCTTTGAAGTAGATAGTATCTATGGTCATATCTGCGAAATACATGGTATCAAAAAGAAGTACAGTATATGGAAGATTCTCTTTAAATTGTTAACCTTCAAGTTTAAGGATTTGGGTGAAGCATTTAAAGATATGGCAGAACAAAAGAATAACTTTAAAAATAACAATAATGAAGACGTACTTTAAGTATGAAGGTATCATTAAATCAAAGGAAGCAGCAGAGGCAATTGCTGCTCCCTCTGGTTTAGGACCATTCTGTGGTTTTGGCTCAGCCACCATAAATGGTAATAGGTTAACAGTATCTCCTCAGGGAGTATCAGGAAGTAAGTATGCTAATGTAATCAAAGACCGTATCATGGCAAGGTACATGGCAAAAGCTTCAGAAGATGGGGAATTACCTGATGTAAACTTTGGTTGTATCTCAAGAGATGGATATGTATTTATCTCTGATGAGCAAACCCTTACCATTGAAAACATCCAAGGTACTCAGGGCTCAACTGAAGAGGTATTACTTTTTGCAGTACATACTACTATCTCAGAACCCGTAGATAATCCAGTAGACTTCGTAGCCTATTGGAATGAATCCTCAGAAAGCTTCTATGATTTATTCAAAAAGGCTAATGATATCTACTATCCGATTGCCGAGGCAAATCGTACTCCGAGTATACTTAATAGTGATGTATATTCCGATTATAATATGACCTATAGCAATCTTCTAGAGATGGCAGAGAGTGCTTGCCCTTATTACTCTAATAATAAAAATTCGGTTGTTCTTATTGGTATCTATGGTAAAGGAACCGATGCAATGACAAAACGAAATGAGAACTTTGCCATCGTACCTTACCAGGGTAAATTCCAGGAGATACCCTTTACTACTGCAACTCACAGTTCATTCAAAGAATCCATAAAGAGAACCGAAGAAATGAATACTGGGTTCCCAGTAGTAGATGAAGCAGGTAATACATTGAACATCAAACAATACATTGATGCTCAACTCGAGGCAATCAGAAAAGAGTTTGCCGAATCCCTGAGTACTGCTAATCTCCCAATCGGTTCTATTATCCTCTGGGAAACTGATGTAATACCTGAGGGTTGGGCAGAATATACAAAGGCATCTGGTAGAATAGTTATAGGTTATCAAGCAGGAGGTATTCAAATTGGTGATGAAACTATGTTGCAGAATGTGGGAGATTATTATACTCCTACTCAGGGTAACTTCCTTATCCAGATTAAGGGTGATGATTTGCCTAAGCATAGACATGCTCTTGGTGTATCTAAAGGTAAGCAGGATAATGCTAACAACTGGGAGAACGTTCGTCCTCAATCTTTCTTTAATAGAGAGACAGGTTTAAATGGTGACTTTGGTAGAGGAACTCCAACTAAAGGAATCCAGGATGGTGCTATTGTAGTGAGCTGGAATTTGCTTGGTGAAAGTTTCTTACAAGAGACTTCGGTAGAGACTCTGAATATCGAAAAATTGCCACCGACTATTACATTACGATATATCCAAAAGATATCATCCTAAGTAACTTCATTCCACTTCATAATATAGATTGAATTAGTTATTAGTATTTGACACTTTACAAATCGTGTTTGCATAGTTGATTTTGAAAATCTGTTGGGAAGGGACGTTGGGAAACGTCCCTTTTCTTTTGTGTTAATACTTAAGTTCTTCCTTAGCTCTATCTTCCCAGTATTGGATATCTTGTCTAAGTTCTGAGATATATCTCATAGAATCATTAGTCTTAGGCATTTCGAAAAACTCTATAAGCATTATGTTGGTAATTCGAGTACTATCTCCAAGCCTCTCTTTAATAAAAGGAGGGGGAGTTAATAATACCTCGAATAGGAGATAGGCATCGGGAGAAAGTTTATCCTTCATATACTTATACATCATATCAATCATTTCGGATTTAGCTTTCTCTTGTTCACTATCATCCTCTAATTCTTTGTCATTATCAAACAAATCATCAAGCTTAAAGAGATTTTGATTATACTCTGCTTGTTCTCCGTATGCCGAACGAAGTAGTTTATTCTTGAATGTACTAAGTGATGCAAGGATTCTTGCTTTAAGATGTTCTTCAGTACATTCACCATAGTATTTGTTGAAAACAAATAACATCTTATCCCAGAAATAAGACTGAATGATATCAGGTGTAAGATTAAACCTTTTATAATCAATCTGTCGGGTAAGATTTCTGATTACTGGCTTACAAACTTTATAAAGTCTGTTGAATGTAGCTTCATCATATTCCTGCATAGGTTTTAATCTATGAAGCTCTGAGCCATTATTTCCTTTACTTTTTCCCATGTTCTTTTAAATATTCGTTATGCAAATATAAGTATTTTTTCTTATATAAAAATAATAATATTAAATATACTTGAGCTTAAGGTAGTGGATTAGTATGTTTCTAGATAGTTGTCAACATGCTCAGAACTATCTCGGTACTATCAAAATCTATTAGTTTATAAATATTGCAATATAGATATGAAAAAGTTTAAAGATTCAGTTAAATTTAGTTTCACTCCGGACTTCCAGTTAGAGATACTCCGGTTCATTTTAAGGGATAAAGAAGGTGGTTTAGTCCTACGTCGGGTTAAATCAAGTTATCTGGTTCTCATAGAACATGCTCTTATATTCGAGGGCATATCAAAGTATTTTAAAAAGCAAGGCAAGATGCCTTCAGAAAATATCCTGAAGCAGGTGATAAAAGAATTGCTAGAATCAAAGGCATACGTCGATTTAGTAACTAAGGATGACTTGCCCAGTATTCAAAAACTGATAAGTAATCTGTATCATATTCCTTTATCTGATTCAGAATATATCAAGGAAAGGATATATCAGTTCTCTACTTACGTTGAAATGAAGAACCTAAATGATTCCTTCGACTTGGATAACTTCGAACAATATGAAGAGTATTCAAGGAAGATTGAAAAGGTACTACAGAAAAGTAAACCTAAGAAAGAGGATGAACCCCTATATATGATACGAGATGTTACAGAAAGACAGTTTAAAAGACAATCTGAACCATCAGTAATACCTTGCCCATATAGGCAATTGAATGACCTTACCAATGCAGGAGGTTATCCAGAGCATTCTGTAAATGTGATATTGGATAAACCCAAAGCAAAGAAGACATTCTTTATGGTAAACCTTGCAAGAGGTTATCTCAGAATGAAGAAGTCAGTATTATATATAGATACAGAAAATGGTCAGGACCAAATCATGGACCGTTTCATTCAATCAAGTATTAATAAAACCAAGAAGGAATTATATTCAGGTGAATATGATAAACTCGAGGCAAAGCATTTAAGAAAGCTTGCAAGGTTCGGAGTTGAGTTGGTAGTTGAAAGGGTTCCTGCCATGATTACAGATGTTACGTATATCAGGGAGAAGATAATTCAATTGCGTAACCAGGGCATAGATATAAGGGTATTAATGGTTGACTATGCAGGTAAGCTTGCATCAATATCTAGAGACAGAGAGGATTTCGAAAGAATATCTAATGTATATGTAGACCTGCAAAACTTAGCAGAAGAATTACACCTGGATATTATATGGACTGCTCACCATATTACTCGTGAAGGTAAGAAGCATAGACTTACCCGATATGATGAAAATGATATCTCTGGGTCAATTGCCATTGTACGTAATGCCCAAGTTATCATGGGTCTTAACTCTACCGAACAAGAAGAGAAGGATAATATTCTTCGAGCTGAGATAGTAGTACAGAGAGATGGTCTTCCTTCCGGTAGAGCTTTATTCAAATGTGATGTCGAAAGACAAAGATGTACAGAGTTTACCAAAGAACAACGTAAGCAATATGACGAAGTATATGGCAGTAAATTGGATGAGCAATTTAAGAAGAAAGATAACCCGGATGCCGATAGTAAGAAAAGGGAAAGAACTACTGGAGATATCTAAATGCAAGTTAGGTTATCATGAATGGGTTGCTGTACATTCTTATGAATATAGGCAACGTCCTCGTAGAGCAATCTTCTCTCATAAAGGAGGTAGAAAGAAAGCTCAGTATTATACCAAAAGAAAAACCGAATATTATTGTAATAACTGTGGGAGGAAGAAAAGGTGAGAACAAAGAAAGTAGAGATAGTAAAGGATAGGTGGTCCGATGGATATGCCTTCGAAATATCTTATAATGGTTGGCAAACTACCTCCATAGGTAATCTGGATTTAGAAGACCTAAAAAAGATAAGAAAGGTTATTCGTAAAGAGATAAGGAGAATTCAGAATGAAAATAACAAATCAATTTAAGTCTAAGCTCCGTACTTACTTTGTTAAAAGACTTGGAGCTTACGATTATAGACATGGCTGGATGAGGGTCCCTACTTGCCCATACTGCGGTAGGGAACATAAGTTAGGTGTAAACCTTTCAATGTATCGAACCAATTGCTTTAGATGCAATGCTCACCCATCACCCTCTCAGTTGGTGATGGATATCGAAGGGTTTACAGAATATCATGAACTACTTAATTTTTTGAACAATGGACAATTTGATGAACTTACATTTAAGGAAGAGAAAATCGAACTTGCCGAAGGAAAACCAATCTACTTACCTGAGGGGTTTCGAAATATCTCAATCGGAAAAAGCCAACTTGCAAAAAGCATCAGAGGCTATGTTAAGAAGCGTGGATTTGATATCAGTAGCTTTTCGAGATATGGCATTGGCTATGGCACAATTCAACCATTCTACGGGTATCTTATTATCCCCTTTTATTACAAGGGACAACTTAAATACTACAATGCCCGTAACGTCATTGGTAAGGGACCACGGTATAACAATCCTGACAAAGATATCACGGGTCTTGGAAAACAATTCATCATATTTAATCATGACGCATTGGAAATGTACCGGTCGGTATTCATATGCGAGGGAGCACTTAATGCTCTCACCATGGGGGATAGAGGCATTGCCACAATGGGCAAAGCTATTAGTGCCTACCAAGTCAATGAGCTACTTAAATCCCAATGCGAACGATTTATTATACTGTTGGACCCAGATGCCAAGCAATATGCCATCAACTTGGGTCTCAAGCTTATTAACTATAAGAAAGTCAAGGTGGTGTTTTTACCAGACGGTAAAGATGTAAACGACTTGGGTAAGAAAGAAACTCTAAAATTAATTTATAATACCCGGTACCAAAGTTATCAAGAACTTGTGAAACTCAGAAACTCATTGGATTAGGGAGTTCCTATTATAATATATAAATATATAAGAATATGAAAAGATTTATAAAGATTTGGGGGTTCGTGAAACTATTCAATTGTTTCTTATATTAATTGGGATAGTTTTGATATTAGGTATATTTTTTTGGGGTTATATACTGGTTAGATAGTTTTGGGATTATAGGTTATTTGGGTATAACCCTTTGGTCATTGTTTTGGTTAGCTGGGATTATAACTTTAGTAGAATATAAGAAGAAATGAGAGAACCAAGTATTCACATTACAAAGTCTCAATTCGAGGAAATATTAAATACCTTAGAGGTAAATAACTTCCCAGTTGAGGCTTTTTTTGTTATTGCTCGTAAGGAGGCAATAAATCATAGAGCAGTCTTAGTTTCTAACAATAAGAATACTAAGCGAGTTAAGAACATATTACTAGCATCTAAAGGAGATGCTGCCCTTGTTGCTGATATTTTATATGCAACTCGTATAAAGTTAAAGCATAGAGGAGTTCGTAAAATAAACGAAAGTAATTCTCGGGAATGGGCAAATTGTAAAAAGCTTGCAGAGATATGTAATACATTCTGTGAAGATTTTAAATTTGATACCCGGGAAGGTTTTATCAAATATATAGAGATTGGGTTAAAGAGAATGACCGATTATCGGAATTTGATGCAAAGGTTAATATCCATGCAGGATAATATTACCAATCAAGTAAGTGCTGAAATGGAATTAGCCGAAGATAATGACCCAGGTTATACTAAGGATATTCATGATTACTTTATTAAGAAGATAGCTAATGCTACTGGTATTTATGAATCCTATGAAAACCAACCTGAGAAGTATGTACACTTTATGAGGTTAGGTAAACTTATGGGAGAAAGAGATTGGAATTCTATCTGGTTCATAGATGCTCAATTTGAATCTCTTGCATGGTGCAATGGTTTACCAGAACCCAGTCAGATGTATAATGAGAAAGCAATCGAAAGATACAATAAGTATTTATATAAGAATAAAAATAAACAAACTCTGGAGACAGAACCTGAAGTAGAGGGGAGTCTCTGGGATAAAATTAGAAAGTAATATGAAAGGCTTACAATTTTTAGGCAATCGAGTAGAGGATGCAGCTAATGCTTTTATTGACGTCCTCAAGTATTCAGACCAGTCAGTAGAATATCCCGATTTTAAGGATATTGAACCTTGGCCCGATGAGATAGTTAACCTGTTCTATGTAATCTGGAAGAATGCTACATTCTCTGAGCTCAGTGCAATTATCATGTACACTCAGCAATCTTCTCGGTTTGATGAAATCTCAGAACTGATGCTGGGTATTGGTTTGGTAGAAATGAGACATCTCGATAAGATATCAGACTTTCTTCAAAAGGCAGACCCTTATGAGGATTATTCTACCATGAGTATCAATCCTAATATTGGGATTGGTTCTACTTGGGAAGAGGCAATAAAGATTGCTTTAAGTTCAGAGATGGAAACCATAGCTCACTATCGAAAGATTCAGAAAGCTATCCAACAATATGAAGATCGTAAAGATTATGATGATGTGAATTACTTTCTTGAGAAGTTAATTGCCGATGAGGAACATCATGTAAAATTACTCAAGGAAGTTTCTGGTAAAGAGAAATCTAAAGGTGTAACTGTAATCATCAAGTAATGGGTAAGATTATAATTCAGAATGGGAATATGTGCGAACTGGATTTACCTCTTAAGTTCGCACAGAAACTCTACCAGGAGTTTGCAATAAGACATCCCAATGCTTTCTACTTACGTACAAGGCAAAAAGGGATGCAGAACTGGGATGGTAAGATACATTATATTACCAAGACTGGTCAGTTTAAAATAGGTTTACTTCCCATGATATACGAAAAATGTATTGAGTATGGAATTAAACCTAAAGTTGTAGATATGCGACAACCTTTACCTAAAGTCAGTAAAGTTGTTACGAAAATAGGTAAGTATACTTTAAGACCGGAACAAGAGAAAGCTGTCAAGGCAATAATCAATAATACCATAGGAGGTAAACCTTTTCAGATTGGTGTTTTAGATTACACGGTTAATGCAGGTAAAACTCTTATCATGTCGTCTTTATATCTATCCTATAAGAAGCAGTTAAAGACTTTGCTAATAACTAATGACTCTGACTGGTTGAATCAAGCTAGAGAAGAATTCAAGCAATATCTCCCGGGAGAGAATATCACTTTCGTTCAAGGCAAAGTTTTAAATTGGGGTAACTTCACCATAGGTATGGTTCAATCTATTTCTCGTAATATGGGGTTTTATCAAAAGGAATTATCTCAGATTGATATGGTACTTATTGATGAAGCTGACCAAGGAGGTAGTAAGCAATATCAGAATGTGATTACTCGTCTCTTTAATACCAGAGTTCGTATTGGTTTATCTGGTACGATTTATATGAGTAAGCTTGCTAAGGATAAAGTTAAGAATATGAACCTACGTTGTTTCTTTGGTAATGTACTCGCTGAGTTCAAACTTAAGGATTCAATTCGAAAAGGTTATTCTACTAAGACCGTCGTAAAGATGGTACCCGGTAAACCTTGGTATGGTAATTGGGAATCAGATTGTATATCCTATAAGGAAATATATGATGATACCATTACCGAAAATAAGATAGCAAGGAAGATGGCTTTAGCAAGATTAAAGTGGAATTTATCTTACGGCAGATATCCTGCACTCGTAGTTTGCAAGCATATTGCACACTGTGAAAATCTATATGAGTTCTTTAAAAATAGACTGGGTGATGCCTATAATATTGCTTATGTGCATGTTAATACTCCCACTAAATTAAGACAACAAATAATGAAGGATTTTAGAGAGGGAAAGATTGATATCTTGGTATCAACTACCATCATTGCTCGAGGTAAAAACTTTCCTAAGCTTAGGTATTTATTAAACACTGCCAGTATGGATAGCCAAGAAAAATCTATTCAGTTCCTTGGACGTTTGGTAAGAACCGATGAATCGAAAAAGAAAGTGTATCTCGATGACCTTCACTATCCAGGCAATTACTTAAATAGGCATGGTAAACATAGGAAGCAGTATTATAAGAGACAAGAACTAAAGGTAATATTGTTAGACAAGCTTTGGAAGAATCACCCTAACCATAGCCTTAATCGGAGTTAACTAGAAGTACTATGAGTAATTACTTTTCTCCGTAGGAGGAAATAATTACATCCTAATAATCATACGGGCATTATGAATAAAGATAAAATTATATGTATCAGGGAAGATACTGATGAACGATTAATACAATTACAATCGGAAGGATATAGAATAATACAAATATCCGCATCAGGTATCTACTGCTGGATATTATTAAGGAAACCAAATAACAATATATAATGAAACTGATAGACCGAATATTAAATTGGATGAACCCACCTGCCAGTAATCCCAAACATGTATTCAATTGCAGGGATTTGGCATGGGTAACCCCTATTAAACACTGGAGATATACCCCGGATGTTTATACCCATTCATTTAGTTTATATTGGGGATCTGGATTAGAGATCAAATTACAACAAGATACTACTGACCCAGAATCTTGCCCAGAATTATCTAAACTCAGGGAACTATTTATTAATAACATTGGTTATTCATATGTAACCCTAGATGATATTACTAACATATACATTTATAAAGAAAAATGAGATGGCAAAGAAAAAGAAACAACTTCCTGATTTATCAAAACATGATGTACTTACACCAATAGATGTTAGTCAATTGGGTACTAACGGAGATCCATGCTTTGGTATTGGGTATGATTTATCCACTAAAGAATGTAAATTATGCGGAGACTCAGAACTATGTGCGTTCAAGATGTCCCAGAACTTGAACATTACAAGGAAAGAATTAGAACAGAAGAATCAATACAAAGATTTGGATGTATTAGAAGATACGGTTGGTATCAAGAAATACATCCGAGGCTTGATTCGGAAAGGGAAAGACAGAAAAGAAATTATCTCAAAGACAGTTGAGAAATTCGAAGTACCTAAGAAACGTATTAGAGAACTTTACAGAGAATGCAATGGGAAAGGTCAGTAAATTAAGGATGATATGGGCAATGTTTAAGTTATATCTTAATAACCCAAATTATTATGTACGGCAAGATGATGTTCTTGCTGATTTGTTTATGCAGGGTGAATATGACGTAGAAAGATTCTGTCATTCACTCGGAGTAACTCCTCAACGAGGATTAACCTTTGGACAACTTTTAAAAAAATGTAAGATATTATGAACAGATTTAGATTTATCAAAGTACGGGAGGTAATATCTCCCAACAGAGCAAACCCAAATGATGCTGGGTTAGATTTTTATGTACCAACCGATTTATATCCAGAGCATATTCATTCTAAAAATGAATTCGACTCAGAAGGTTATAATTTAGATGTTCCTTTTGGTGAAGCCTTTGTAAGGCATATAGCTTTAAAACCTGGACATCGTATACTTATCCCATCTGGTATTAGGGGATTGCTTGAACCACCTGCCTCTATGTTAATGGCTGCTAATAAGTCCGGTATAGCTACTAAGCAAGGTTTACTCTTTACAGCTGAGATAGTAGATTCTCCCTATGTAGGAGAGATACATATCGGAGTATATAATGCTTCTGATAAGGCTCAAGTTATCGAATGTGGCAAGAAGCTTGTACAGTTCATACATGTTCCTATTTACATCACAGAGCCAGAAGAGATTCAACAAGAGGAATTCTATACTGAGTCTCAAATGTGGGGAAGTAGAGGAGATAAGGGATTTGGTTCATCTCAAAACATAAAATAGTGGAAGATAATATATTAGGATTCCCAGGATATCATATTACTCGGGAGGGTAAGCTTTATAATAAGGGACATCCCGTAAAGACTTTCTTCCATAAAGGATACGAACGTACTAAACTTAGAAATAATAAGGTATCTAAGAATGTAAAAATACATAGATTAGTAGCAGAAGCCTATATACCTAATCCGAATAATTTACCAGTAGTAATGCACTTAGATGACAACCCTTTGAATAATCGTTTAGAGAACCTTAAATGGGGTACTCAAAAAGATAATGTATATGATGCCATTAATAAGGGTAGGTTGAAATTAAAAGGTATAAATAATCCTATGTATGGAGTAAGTAGAAGAGGTCTATTTGCTCCTCATACTTCATTAACAGTACGTAGTATTCGAAGATTAGAGAGATTGAAATTAAAAGGTAATACTAACAAGTACATAGCTAAAAGGTTGAAGGTTAGTAATGCTACTGTTGGTAATTATCTTAATGGTAAACATTATAAAAGTTAACATTTTGGACATAAGAAATATAAGTGAACCAGTACCTAAAGTAGAAACTAATGGGGTACTATTAAAGATGTATGAATTGGGGTTAGAACAATTGCAGGGATATAGGCAAATAGAACAGTTACCTGATTACCCATTTGATATCAATAATGCAAAGAACCAGGTAATACTCAAGGACTTTATAGGTAGGGTAATTGAAGAACTTACCGAGGGTTTTGAATCTACCGAAGAAGTATTTGAATTATGTCAGAAGAATGGTTGGAATATCGAGATGTTCAATGAAAATGAATATCAATTGATATTGAATTCTCTTGCTAATGCAAATGAAGAACAAGCAGATGCTTTAGGCTTTTTCTTTACTCTTCTAGTATATTCAAATATACTTCCTGAAGATATTCTTAGCTATAATAAGGCAAAGAACTTATTTGATGTGATGGCTATTGGGGTTAAAGAACTGGTAATCAAATATTCAGATTATCATAACTTATTGAAGTTCGACATTATCTGTAAAGAGGATTTCTATGAGGACGAAGGTAAGTGGGAACATATAAATTCCTATACTCCAGGCTTTCACCAGATGAACGAACTATCCCATGAAGCTGAGAAATTATATCTATGGGAAGTAATCTATGAACTCAATAAAGCTAGAAATTTCCTTAAATGTAGACCATGGAAACAAACTCAAGTGATGACTAAGGAAATAGATTTTCAAGAATCCTTGGTAAAAGCTTTCTATCTCTATATGGGATTCTTAGCGATGAATGGGTTTACTCCTCTCGGATTATTCGGTTTATTCTTTAAAAAACAACGTCTCAATAGATGGAGGCAACAAACTAATTATTAACATGAAGAAAGACAATATACCAGATTACCCAAACTTTTATGTTTCTAAAAGAGGTAGAGTTTGGAAAAGGGTAAGAGATGGTACTTGGAAAGAATTATCATATATTAAAAATCCTACTAGAGGTTATTTATATGTTAGTTTACCTAAGGGAAAGCAATTTAGGTTGAATAGATTAGTTGCTATGATTCATATACCTAATCCAAATAATCTACCTATTGTAATGCACCTTGATAATAACATTTACAATAATCATTATAAGAATCTTAAATGGGGTACTTATAAGGAAAATACTCAACAAATGATGAGAGAAGGTAGGAATAGAGGTCAGTTTAAGTCTACCCTCACTAAACAACAAATTAGTTTAATATTAGAGAAATATAGTACAGGTAAATATTCTCAGATTCAATTAGCTAAGTTAGTGGGACTCAAGAGTCAAGGTAGAATAAGTAGAATAATAAATAAGTATCAACGTGTCAGGATGGAATAAGAGATTAGAGGGACTTCAACTCAATACGGAGGAGTCCCTCCATTCGTTAGAATTTGCTACTTCACAAGAAGCTTGGGAAAAACTCAATGAGGGATTCTTAAGGTTAGACCCAATCCTATTTGGGAAAGGGGCTATGGCTAATAGTGGGGTAGCAGTAGTGTATAACGTATTTATAAAAATACGTAAGGCATGGGTAGACCCAGAATTTGATTATGGGAGATGTTTCAATTACAAAGAAACTAAGTGGACTAGCTTATTGAATAACTACATAGATTTTAATAAGCTTGACTTGTTGCGTAGTAAACTGAGAGTACTGAGAAATAAGTACAATCAGAATTACAATATAACTTACATGTTTAATAATCACCACGATAATGGTAAACAATGTCTAATAGCAGCGACTTTTTCAAAACGATTCGGGGAGGACATCCCAGTTATTACAATGGTAGTTCGGGCTTCGGAGATTACTAAGAGGTTAATATTCGATTTCCTATTAATTCAACGAATGTCAGAGTACGTATATGGTCCAGATCAGTCAGTACAAATCAACCTATTTGCGACTCAAATGTACGGAAATGTGGAGACCCTTCTAATGTATCATACCCATAAACCTTTGAAGAAGATATTAAAGGGTGCAGAAGAAAATTCATGGAATAAAAGGGTAAAGGAAATATGGAAGAAATTCCAAAAGGGCACAGAGAAAGACTTCTCTTCATTTAAGGTATTCTTTAGAAGTTTTAAAGTACTCAGACCAGACTTATATGAGGAAACATATAAATCAATGAAAGCAAAAGAATTACTTCTCGAGTATGAAGATATTGAGTACCCAGAGAATGTAATCTCTTACTCTCAGAGAAAAGCATATAAGAAGAAACTCTTAAAACAGAAGAACAATGAGAATATTTAGTAATTCATTCGAGCTAATGTCTGAATTGGGCAGAGAGCTAAACAGTTATGGTCAAACTGTAAAACCAAAGACCTATCAGAATAAAGTAATTGAGGGTAATGATGATTTTATAACCAAGGAGATAATTTGCCAACAATATTGCTTGACATCCTTGGGAGACCCAGTATGGTTGTTCATATTCTCAAAATCAAAAGAATGGGCAGATGCTGAGTTTAAAGAGAGGGTTAGTTTAGATGAAGAATTTTGTAGACCTTGGAATCCAGGGAAAGCTTGGGAATTAAGAAAAGATTTATGGCAACCTCTTTTCTCTAAGTCAGCTAAGTATTTCTTTGATTATACATATTCCGAGAGGATGATGTGTGATGTAGTTTACAAGGGTTATCATACTACTAAACTAGACTCTATAATTCAACTCCTGAAAGACGATTCGGATACAAGAAAAGCAATCTTATCAATCTGGGGAAGTAATATGAATGAGTACGACCAAGATAGGTTAGATGGTAGTTCACGTATACCCTGTTCTATGTATTATGATTTCCTTATCCGTCAAGATGGTAAAGGAGAAAAGGTATTACATATTTGTTATCACCAAAGAAGTTCGGACTTTGCCCAACATTTCGGTAATGATATTTATTTAGCTTGGAGATTAATGGAATACGTAGCTCAAGAAGTAGGTGTAAAGCCTGGTTATTTATATCATACCATAGATTCATTGCATATATACAAAAAAGATTGGCATTTCTTATCTTGTAATTTAGAGGATTTGAAAGATGACTACTAAGTATTCAAATATAAAAGGGTACCCTGGATATTATATATCTAAAAGGGGTACCCTTTTTACTTCTCTTAAAAGGGTAGGAGTTAAAGGGAAAGGCCATGGTAGGAAAGGTACTACTACTGTGATTTCTAATACTTGGAGAAAGAGGTTGGTATCATTAACTTCTAATGGGTATTTACAATGTACTTTGTTTAGAAAGAGGTTTTATATACATAGGTTAGTATATGAAGCTTGGATTGGTAATATACCAAATGGGTATGATATTGACCATATAAATGGTATAAAAACTGATAATCGAGTATCAAATTTAAGAATAGTTTCAAGGTCAGAAAATTTGAAACATAATTATGAGTTGGGTTTTAAGGGTTCTAATTATATACATACCTTTTCTGATAAAGAAAGAAAGCTTATAACTGATGATTATAATAAAGATGGGCTCAGTATAAAGAAATTATCCCTTAAATATGGTTATTCTAGATACTTTATTCATCAAGTATTGAAAGGAGTTAGATAATGGAGACACGGTATACAATAATAAGAAACAAAAGAGAGTTAAAGAAACTCATTGCTTGTTGTAAATCAACTGGTTATGCTTGCTGTGACTACGAAACGAATGCAGAACCAATTTACAATAAGAGTTTCAAACCAACTATACTCTCAGTATCTTGGATGCCAGGATTTGGTGCTTCTATACCATTAGACCATTTTCAGACTAAAGAATATACTGCTCCAGGATGGAATTGGAAAAAGATGCTAAGGAAGTTTGGGGAAGAGGTAATCGAAAACTATGATGTAGTTAAGGTTGCCTGGAACTGGAAATTTGATGACCAGATAAATCAGAAGTATAAGATATTCTATCGGGGTACTTGCTTAGATGGCATGCTTGCAAAGTATGTACTCAATGAGGAAAAACCTCATGACTTAAAATCAATGGTAAGAAGGTATTTGCCCGAGTATGGTAATTATGAAAAGCAGGATGCTTTCGATAAGATACCTTGGGATAAAAAAGAATTAGACCCACTTTGCCATTATGGATGTCAAGATACCGATTATACTTTGAGATTAATGCTATTCTTTGAGAAGAAGTTAATTGACTTGGGAATGTATTCAGTATTTCGTAATCTATTTATGTGTAATTCTCGAGTACTTACTTCCGTAGAGAAAGAGGGATTATATGTAGATACCGAGTTCAATAAAAAGCTTCTGGAAGAATATAAGCCAAAGATTGATGCTGCTAGACAAGCAATATATGACTTGCCAAGAGTTAAGAAATTCGAAAAGAGATTTAACCAGGCTAAGATTGATAAATATATAGAAACTATCCAAGCTGAACTTGAGGAGTTAGATTATAATGACCCGAAAGACAAACGAAAGATTGCATCAAGGGAACAGAAGATATCTAATATCAAGGCAGGTATATTCACAACTAAAAAGGAACAGGATTTGATAAGACCAATTAACCTTGGTAGTCCAGTTGATTTACCTGCACTCATGTATTCAAAACATGGGTTTAATTTTGAGGTAATCAAGGATAATGAATCTGGTAAACCAAGTACAGATGAGGAAACTTTAACTAACCTTAGGCTTAAGGTAGAAAATCCAGAATCACCAAAAGCAATATTCCTTGACAAGTTATTGGAACTTAGAGGATTAGAGAAAATGTATAAGACTTATATCTATGGGTGGTGGGAGAAAGTACAGGATGACTCTCGATTACATGGTAGATATAATATACATGGTACGGATTCTAATAGGTTTAGTTCTGCAGACCCAAATATGCAGCAGATACCAAAGACATCGGTAGACCCCAATATCAAGAAACAATTAGTTGCTCCTCCTGGATATCTGTATATGGCATTCGACTATTCCCAAGCAGAGTTAAGAATGATGGCTCACTTATCCGGAGATGAAACTTATCTTGAAGCATTTGCTAAGGGAGTAGACCCTCACCTTGGTATAGCAGCAGCAAAGTATGGTGTACCAATTGAGGAAGCTTCTAAAATATACGAAGATGAATCACACCCGGACCATAAGTTATGGAAGGTAAGGAGAAAGCAAGCTAAACAAATTGCTTTTGGACTTATCTATGGTATTGGGGATGCTCTTCTAGCAGTTAAATTATCTGACCCAAAAGCTGGTATTATAGTTTCGAAAGAGGAAGCTCGTAAGGAAATGGATGAATTCTTTAAGAAACACCCAAAGATACTTAAGTTCAAAGAGAAACAAGAGAAGTTCTTACGTAAGAATGGGTATTATACCCAATTATTCGGAACTAAAAGAAGATTACCCCAGATATATTCTAACGATAAACAAGAAGTTGCTTATGCTATTCGATTAGGTTTGAATTTCCCTTGTCAAGGTGCTGCAGCAAATATGACAAACTTTGGAGCAATCTTGGTATACTGGTTAATGAGACAAGGCAAATTACCACGTATGCTTGAAGTAGCAACTGTTCATGATGCAGCCTATTTTTACTCAAAGCCTGAATATATTAATACTTGGACTGTTTTTAAAATATGGGATATATTGAGAAACCCTAGTACTAAGAAATATTTTGGTTTTCAAGTGGATGATGTAGATATGTCAATGGACTTCTCTATTGGTAGGTCAATGGCAGAAGAATTACCTTTTATTCCTGGGTATGATTATAGAAAGATGCTTCAACCAGATTTCTCAGTAGAGGAGTATATGGAAGAACATAAGAAGTATAAGAATGTAATCATTAAGGATTATCCTAAATTGTTTAGTAAAGAGATAAAGCAGTATGAGGAAGATTTTAAAGGGAAACTTAGATTGCATTGGTTGCCCTAATTACCATGTTACCAAGAATGGTAAGGTATATTCTAATTATAAGGGTAAAGGTTGGGTAAAATTATCCCTTAATCGAATTAAAAATAACGGATACGTTATAGTTTCTATTAGGGATACGAATGGATATAGGTATACTTATAACATTCATCAATTAGTAGCATTAGTATATGTACCAAACCCAAATAATCATAAGTATGTATGTCATAAGGATAATATAAGAACTCATAATCATTATAAGAACTTATATTGGGGTACTGCTAAGGAAAATACTCAACAATGTATTAGAGAGGGTAGGTTTAAATTTTCAGATACAAAGTTAAGTAGACCCGATATACTTCAATTACTTTATGAGTATGATACTGGTATGATAAAAGCAAAACTTGCTAGGAAGTATGAGATATCACCAATGTTAGTATATAAATATATTAAGAAAAGAAAACGTTATGAAAAAGATTTTGAACGGACCCACAGTATGGAGGGCTAAATGCCCAGTATGTGATTGCGAATTTGAATATGATACCAGTGAAACTTTTGGGGTTTATAATAAATCTGGGGATTATTTTATGATAGTACAATGCCCCAATTGTAAAACTAATCTGAAGCATTCAGAATCTGTATCAACCATTACATCATCGAAAAGAGAGGATACTATGTCTACATAAATAATATAAATTTATGAGATTATGGCAACACAGAAAGAGATTGATAATGCAAGTAAGCTAACTGCCCTTACTTATATGGTTGCAGGGTGTTTAGGTTATTCTATCGAAAATTTACTTAAGTATTTAGATGGGGTTAATCTAAGGTTGAGTGGACAAGAAAAGATGTTACTTAACCGATTAAAGACCCAGTTATCTCAAGTACAAACTAATCTTACTACTTTAGAGGGATTGGCTTTTAAAGTAATGGCTACAGATGAGGATGGTAAACTTGCTTATGAAGATGCCACCCATATTTATTGGGCTGCATTTTTAGCCTTACTCGATAGAGGTGGTACTGATAACTTATGCGACTTAAGATTAATGGCTTTGGTAGATAAGGTAAGCATCTATAAATCTCTTCTTAATTTGCCTGGTATGAAACTCTCCTATCAAATGGCTTTTGCTCAAGTAACTAAAGCAATAAGCAAAGGGGAATTTAGTAAAGAAGACTTTAAAAACCTATTAGAAGTTTATGAAGACGGAACTGAAAAAACTAAAGGTTAAATTTGAAGGTAAACTTATTGAGATTGATATTCAAAAAGAATTATCTATCAATGAGAATATCATTAACTCTCAGCTACGAGAATCTCCTTCTAGTTATTATGTACTTGCTTCTTTGAGAGATAAGTATATAAAAGAACGAGATGCTCTAGCAAGGGAAAAAGAAGAAGCTTATTCGAATGCTTGGTTATATTATAAGGATGCTAATGAAAGATGGAATAATGAATACGTATCTCATAAGGCAAACCTTAACAAGAAATACTCTTCTATCAATGAGAGGTATTTGAAAGCTGTAGAAAAAGCAAATAAGTTCATAACTATATGTAAGTGCTATGAGTCACGCGAAAATATATTAAGAACTATTAATGCGAACCTAAGAAAAGGTTAACCCATTGAACTATAAACAATTACTAACTTTTAAAAACAGTATTAGAATATGAATTATTCAATGACATTTATCTCACCTCTTGTAGCTGAGAAATTTAATCAAGAATTACCCGGATGCCCAACAGAAAACCGGGTACTTATTTTATCTCCCAAGGAGGTAAACCAAACTAAATCTGGTTTGATTATCCCTGAACAAGTAAAAGAGGGAGTTCCTCGTAAAGGGGTTGTAGTAAAGAGTGGAGAAATTACTGAAGAATACAAAACCTACCGAGAATTGGTTGCTGTAGGTAGAATAGTTACCTATGGTTTGTATGCAGGTAAAGAACTTGAATTCGAAACGGACAAACTATCTCCTGCTCTCAAACAACTTTTAGAGAAAAACGTTCTTACCGTATTGAGTATGAACGAAGTAGTTTACTCAGAACCGAACAATCAAAATTAATATTATGATAAAAGACAAGGACAAAAAGAAAAAGAAAGTATCTTCAGAAGGACTTTCTACTAAGGAAAAGATGCTAGCTAGAAAGAAACAGCTAGAGTCTAAGGGAAACGGTAATGGGTTGGTATATCCCAAAGAAGGTACATTGCGTATGAGAATTAAATCTCCCGGTGATGATCAAGAATTGGGTATAGAAATTATCCAATTCTATCTGGGAGGTAATTTGGGTGGAGTTATATCTCCTGCTACTTTCGATGAGCCTTGCCCATTTATGGAAAAGTATCAAGAACTGAAAAATTCCAAAGATGAAGATGACAAGGAACTTGCAAAGAACCTTGTACCAAGAAGAAGGTACGTTATTGGTGGACCAGTATATGCCGATGAAAAGGGTACTAAATTTGATTACGATGGTAAGGATAAGGGAGTTTTAGTACCCCGTTCAGTATATCAGGATATCATTGACCTTTACCTTGATGAAGATGAGGCTGGTGATATGACAGACCCAAGAACTGGATATGATATCAAAATCATTCGTTCAGGTTCAGGTAAATTGGACACTACCTATTCTGCCCGTGCTTGCAAACCAACTAAGTTGGATAAGAAGTACCAAGGTAATGTAGACTTGGAAAACATAGTTCGTTCTCAGATAAAGGACTATGATGAACTTGAGAAATTACTTGCACAGTATCTCAATGAGGACCATGACTCAGAGGATGACGAACCTAAAAAGAAGAAAAAGGGTATTCACAAAGACCATTACATGGAAGATGAGGAACCCAAGAAAAAGAAGAAAAAGTATAAGTCGGATATTTAAGGGTTAGTAAATAGGGTTTCATTCGAAGGTGGTAATTAGATTCGTTCTGTTATCACCTTCTTTAGTTTAAACAGATTACATTATGGCAAAGAAAACAAAAGTAGGTTTAAAAGTACCAACCAAAAATGAGATATTGAAAAAATATGGTGGGATGATTAAGGTAGCATCAGAAACTAAAGAAACGGGTTTATGGTTACCTTCAACATTCTTTGCTCTCAACTACTTATTCGGAGGGGGAATACCCTGGGGAAAATCAATAGAGATTGCTGGAGAAGAATCATCGGGTAAGTCTCTTATTGCATACAACTTTGCATACTCTACAATTCAACTTGGTGGACACGTAATATGGGTAGATGCCGAACAATCATGGATGAATTCATGGGCAGAGATTAATGGGGTAGACCCAACTAAAGTAACCTGCATTAATGATACCCGTATCGAATATGTATCAGATGCAGTAGCAGATTTAGCAATATACCTTCGTTCTCAGTTAACTAATAATGAACCGATACTCTTAGTAATCGATTCTATTGCTGCTATGGACTGTGCAGATAATATAGATGCTAAAATGGCAGAAGGTAAAGCAGAGATGGGAGGTAGAGCAAAGGCTCTTTATAAATATTTCCGTATTAGAAGTGAACTTTTCTATAAACTGGGAATTTGTCAAATATACATTAATCAACTAAGAACGGCACTAAATGTTGGATTTGGAAAAGATAACACAACAACTACAGGAGGAGCAGCACTTAAATTCTATGCTTCAATCAGAGCTGCATTCTATTCTGGAAAAAGCATCACGGTTAAGCAAAAAGGTAAAGAACGAAAAGCAGGCAAGTTAGTCACAATCAGACTTATCAAAAATAAGGTTGCTCCTCCACGACCTACAATCTCTAAATGCCCAGTATACTTTAATCCTAAGTTCCATGAAGTCGGCTTTGATAGATGTTTTGGACTCGAAGACGTTTTAGTAGAGAATGATATAATAGAAAAATCCTCAGGAGGGGTTTATAAGTTCAAAGGTAAAACTCTTGCAAGGGGAGAAGAGAAATTTCAAAAACTTCTTGAAGAAGATGATGACCTTCGTCGTAAGTTACTTCGTAAAGCAGATATTAATACTATCGGTACCACTAGAAAGAAGTTACAATCATTGACTACTAATTATTATCCAGTAGATGGAGTAGAATATGAATCATTTAATGAGTCGGAAGACGAGGAGGAAGACGATGAATAAAAAAGAAATTGAGGGTATAGAAAAGATTATCCATGATTATCTGAAAGAAAACCTAAAGATAGAACCCAGATGTAGATACCTTGATGAGTATTCCGGTCCAGATAATTATCTAGATATCTACTTGGGTGAAGAGAAAATACAAGAAGTATCCCTATATGAATTAACTTTTACGAGATGAGTAAGAAAACAATATTATTGATTGATGGGGAGAATATTCTCCATCAATCTTTTCATAAGTTCGAAAAACTTAAGAGTACAGACGGTAAACCAAGTGGAGCAATCTTTGGATTTTTCAAATCACTTCACATGTATCTTACACGGTTCGAACCAGATGATGTTTATATATCATTCGATAATGGGCATTCACCTTTGAGAATGGAACTGTTACCCAATTATAAGGGACACAGAAAGAATATATCCGTAGATTACGAATCATTGCAAAGTCAAAAGGCAATTATCATGAAGTTATTGGGTATGCTAAGAATTAATTATATCTTCGATAAAAGAAAATCTACAGTCTATGAAGGAGATGATTTCTTAGCATACCTTGCAATTAAAAAATTCCAATCCGAGAAAATGATACTTATATCATCGGACAAGGATTTTAATCAACTGTTATCAAATAATCTAAGGATATATAATCCGAGAAAGGATGAGATGATAAGGATGGATAATTGCAAAGAGTTATTCGGATATCATTCTCATGAGACGGTAGAATACCTTGCTATGGTTGGAGATACTTCTGATGATATTCCGGGGTTCCCAGGTATAGGTCCAGTAAAAGCAAGGAAAATCCTTGATGAGGGTAGGATTGAAAAATTCATTTCTCACAGTAAGAACAAAGAATATCTTCAGATTTGGAAAAGGAATGAGCAATTGATTGACCTTTTTTGGTTTGTAAGACATAATCCTTTGAAGGAATTACCATTAAAAACAAAAAGGGAGTTTAAATATGAGAAATTCAAGAAAGTATGTATCGAATACTCTTTAGCATCTTTCTTGACAAATGAATTTATAAAACCATTTAAAGCATTACATCATGAGTAAAAAAATAATGTTTGTAGGTCCCTCTGGGATAGGTAAAACCACTTTAGCACAATACGTGGCTAAATCACAAAACATACCTTTTGTATCAGGTAGTATGTCGGATTTATTACCGGCTATGAAAGATTTATCTCATAATGAGGTATTATCACTCGGTTCTCAGGCAATGCAAACGGCAGATTATCAACTCCTTAGTTTAAGAAACAGACTCTTTAGAGGTAAAGAAGAATTTGTTACAGATAGGAGTTATGCTGACCTGGCTGCATATTTTTGGTATAAACAATCTAGAACTATTCCGGAATGCGAATTAGAACACTTTATAGGTTGTTGTAAAGCATCAATGGAAGACCAATGTGATTTAGCAATCTTCCTTCCTCTAAACCTTTGTAATTATTCTGATTGGGCAATGGAAGATAATAAGAAGAGAATTACGAATAGATTCTTTCAGATTCAGATATCATCGTTGATGGGAGAACTTCTTGCAGATTGGGAAATATCCACATTATGTTTATCAAGTCTGGATTTGGAAGAAAGAAAAGAACAAATAGACTATCATATAAACCGGATATGGGGAAAGAAGTAGTATTTATAGCATTCTCGGATTTGCACATAAATCTATGGGCAAAGTTTAATGAGAACAATAATAGGACCTTGAACTCTTTCAAGGTCCTGTCTATTATTGCAGCTAAATGTGAAAAGTATAAATGTCCTGCTTTATTCTGTGGTGACCTGTTTCATAAACCAGAGTCAATAGACCAGGATTTGGCATTAATAGTAGAAGAAGAATTTGAAAAGCTTACTAAATATAAATGGAATCTGATATACATAAATGGTAATCATGATTTGAAAGGTATTAATCGAATTGATAATATACGAAAAGGGTGGCCATATATATTTTGGAAACCTTTCATGATATGCGTTGATGGTAACCGATATAAACATGCTTCTTATGGGGATTACCATATATATGGTGTACCATATATTGATAATAATGTGGGTCTAAGTGAATACCTTAAGAAACTCAAATTAGATAAGAATGTAAAGAACATTTTACTTCTTCATACTGATTACCCGGGAGCAAGAGATACTGATGGCAGGGAGGTTGATTCTGTAGAAAATCTGAATGTGAATACTCTAAACAAATTTGACTTGGTATTATGTGGACATATACATAAACCTCAAAGATTGTCAAAGAAGGTTTATATGATAGGTGCACCTAATCACCAAAGAAGAACTGATAGAGGTTGTAAATTAGGATATTGGGAGATATATTCAGATTTATCCATGAAGTTCATCCCCTTAAAAGAGTTTCCGAAATTTATTGATGTAGAAAAGGAAGATGATATTAAAGATGATGGTAATTATTATACGGTAATACCACAAAAAGCTAGTACTCCAGTTAATAACAAACATAAGATTACTAAGCAACTTTCTAAGAAAACTCTAGCAAAGAGATACTTAAAAGAGAAAGGTATAAAAGATGAGGTTAAAACCAATCTTTTAATAGAAACACTTAAAAAAGCTGAATCATGTTAACATTTCTAAGTATGGATGCAGAGGGATTCTGTTCAATAGAATCCCTACATTTGTTATTGAATACCCAATGTACCATACTAATCAAAGCTCCGAATGGCAAAGGGAAATCCACTATCCTATCTGCTTTGGTATGGGCAATATATGGGAAAAACCTAAAGGGAGTTTCTGAGGTAAATACATGGAAACAAGTAAGACCTAAAGATTACAAAGGTACCAGAGTTCAAGTATACTTTCAGAAAGATTCACATACTTATAAGATAATAAGATGTCAAAAGTATGAGGAAGTACTTGATGATGGGGCTAAAGGTAAAGACCGACTTATATTTATCAAGGATGGTGATGTCATTGATATAAAAGGGAAAGGTAAAATACAAGAGGCCATAAACAGAGAAATAGGTTTATCATATACTCTGTTTATGAATTCAATTATGTTTGGCCAGGGTATAAGGAGGCTTATACAAGAGTCTAATTCAGATAAGAAAAAGATATTCGAAGAAGTATTTGATTTAGAGTTCTTAAACCTTGCTAAGGGAATTGCATTGCAAGATAAGAATAACCTTATATCTCAGATAAACGAAGTAGAGCATGAGTCTCAAATGCTGAAGAAAGAATTAGAGGCTAACAAGGAGGCTTACTTTGATATGAGAGATAGAGAGAAATCATTCAAACAAAAGATTAGGGAAGAGAGGAAAGAACTAAAACAGGATAGGGAGAAGCTAACTAAGTTACTGATTGAAAAACAAAAACAGATTAAAGATGAAGTAGATGCCTCACTTCAGATAAAAATTAAGAAACAGAATAAGATAATTCTGGATTTGAGAGGTAAGATAAAAGATGCTAAGAGTTTATCTAATGTACCTTTAAAGAAGGTCATTAAAGAATTAGTAATACAGTTAGAAGCTGGACACTACAAACGTGCATTACGAGATGCTAAATCAATATATAAGGCATTCTCTGACCTTGACAAATATGATAAAGAGTATCAAGAGGCTTTAGAGAGGTTAGAGGAATTAAGTAGTGTTAATGATAAGTACAGAAAACTAAAATCTGAATGTGATGATATTGCTTCTGACATTGCTACTGTTGATGAGGATTTATCTAAACTCAAATCAGAGAAACTTAAAGTCATGTCTCCCAAGTATAAACAAAAGCTTAGGGAGATTAGGAAAAATCTACGGAAAGTTGATGAAGACTTTCATAACAAAGAAGCTGAGTTAGAGAATTACAATTGGTTAATTAACGACCCATTGGGAAATAATGGAATCAAGGCATATCTATTTGATTCATCACTTGAGTTCTTAAATAAATGCTTGGATAAATATTCAGAGGTATTAGGTTTTAGGATAGAATTTAACATTGATTTAGGGACTGCTAGAAAAGAATTTGTTACTCTTATTGAAAGAGATTGGCAAATCATTGATTATGATGAACTTAGCGGTGGTGAAAAACAATTAGTTAATGTGGCAATGGCATTTGCAATGAACGAAGCCCTTACTGCATCTAAAGGTATCAATCTTGCTTTCTTAGATGAGGTATTTGAATCTCTGAGTTCAGATAATGTTGAGGTTGTAACTTCCATGATAAGACATATATTCAAAGATAAAACTCTATTCTTGATTACTCATTTAGACTCACTTCCTCTTGGTAATACGAAAATCCTGCAAGTGGAAAAAACCAACGGCCTTAGTAGGTACCAATTACTATAATGGTATATAAAATACAATACACCATGAATAGTAAGAAGAAAGGAAACAAATTCGAAAGAAAAATAGGAGCCTGGTTCACTAAGTGGACCGGGTTTAAGTTTGAAAGGAATCGGGCAGGCTCGGGAGCTTGGCATTCGAATAAGGATTCTACTTCAGACCTTACCTGTACCGATGAAAGACATGCTCATAGATGTAAGATATCTGTTGAGTGTAAAAATTACAAAGAGATTAAGTTTGAACATATATTACTTGGTAACAAAGGATGTGATATACTCAAATTCTGGGAACAAGCTTCTAAGGATGCAAAGAGAGGTAATAAGGTACCAATTCTTTGTATGAGATATAACTCAATGCCTGCAGAGGAATTCTTTTTCGTTGTAGGTATCAAGCTGGGAGATTTAATTGCCCAATACGTTGATAGGGTAATGTATATACAAGTACCTGGAAATACTCTTATGGTATTTATGGCTAGTGAAGTATTAAGAACTCCCTATAAGTTAATCCATAAGCAAGCAAAATTAATTCTTAAAAACTCCTAAGCCATGAAGAAACGTACCCCATATTCGTATTGCATCTTTTATATCGAAAGAAAGTACTCCGATAGGATTAATCAAGAACTCAAGGAAAAGGGGTATGACCAACTTAAGGCGATTATCCCTACAGTAAGCGTATTGAAGAAAACTATAAAAGGTAAGATGGTATTTGAGGAAGTACCAATATTATTCAACTACGGTTTTATGAAAATGCCTACTGAACTTGCATTCTCTAGACCATTTCTCAACAAGTTACGAAGAAATATATCTGGTATCAGAACCTGGTTGAGAAATACAGAGACAATGCACCAAAGGAAAAAGAAGGCTAGAATCGATAATGGTGAAGACTTCGATGATTTTTCATTGGTGGCTACTGCAAGTAGAAAGGAAGTAAGGAGATTTAGAAGACTCTCTAAAGAGAACAAAAGATTTTCAGTTGAAGATTTAGTCAAAGTAAATCCTGGAGATTACTTAGTATTACGTGGGTATCCCTATGAGGGGATAGATGCTACGGTATTAGAGGTTGACCATCTATGTAAGAGAGTAAAAGTACTTATCTACCCAGAGATGGGAAGAATGGAGGTATGGTTACCATTTGATAATGTAATCTACAGTGTTTACTATAACCACGACCCTGATAAGCTTTATGCTAATCAGGAAGATTTTGACCCAAATCAGATTACCAGTGAAGCGATAGATAATTTAATTAACTTTAGACGATAGTGTTATGAATGAAGCTCAAAAGAAAGCATGGAGTTGTTTAATTGATAAAGAACAACAATCTTTATTCCTTCAACTATCAGAGAGTAAGTCTTCATGGGAAGCTGGTGAAATTTTAAAGTTGTCTCATTACAAGTATCTTGAAATCCGAGAAAGGTCTGAGAAATTCTTTAGGCTATTCTCGGATTTTTTTGAGAAACACACTTCTATCTTTCGACCAGACTGTCCTTGTGAAAGAAACTTTCAAGATTACATGGAAGGATGTTTAGAGAAACGACTAAAAAGAAAAGAGGCAAGTCTATATACTGGAGACTCTGCTCAATTACTCCCGAAGGTAAATACTAAGAACATCGAGAGGAATATGAAAAGGTTGAAGGAATCAGAAGATGAATGGGATAAGGACACTCTAAGATTAATTCTTGAATTTGATAGATGGAATAATTTTAGAATACTACCAAGAATGCTACAACAGCCTTCTGCGTTTAAAAGGCGTTCGAATAAAAAGGACAAGATATACATCAAATATTTACTAAATAGGGTACCTGATTGGATGCACACTAAACTCAGAGAAAGGTTTAGGTATAAGGTAAAACCTGGCAAAAAGAAATATTGGGTAGCCTTAATATCCGAAGAACTATACACGGATGGTTACTTATTATTGCCAGTAAGGCCATTGCAAGAGGTAATCGATGAATTTAGTAGATTTTATATGTATGTGTTTGAAACCAGGGATGATGCCGATACTTTTGGTTTCATGGTATCTAAGTTTATGATTAAAACAGAGTCTGTAAAACTGGGACAAAAATTCTGGCCTGAGTACAGATGCTGTGTGGAAAAAGCATTGAACTATAATTCTGTGAATAACATAGAATTCAATATCAAGAAGTTGGATATGGCCTATAATATCCACACACATAAAAAACCGAAGAAACCTAAGTCCACTGCCGTAGAACGAGCAAAAACCTCGGATTTTTATAAAAATAAGTAAGAAAGTATTTTTATATAAAATATTATTCTTATATTTGCATACAATTTAATGAATACTTAAAAATATTATAGATATGGCAAAAAAGAAAAGAAAAGACCTGAAAGCTCCATCCAAAGAGAAATCCAATTTTCTCGGAGCATCCGGGAGAAACATGACTTACAAGGATTTGAAAAGGAAAGCCATTATATTGGGTATGCCTTTTCCAGATGCCTGCTCTGCTGGAGTATTTGATTTATTACATTACATTCAAAGTTCAGAAGAGAGACCAGATAAATCCATAATTGATAAGTATGATGATTGGATGGATAAACAATTGGAAACGATTGGTTATTCAAAAGATGACCCACTAAGGAATTCACGATTAAGGCTTGGGTTTCTCGGAGAAGAAGGGGAAAACGGGCAAAGAAGAACTAAACGGGTTCCCGGGATAAAGAAACCAAGAGAGAAAAAGCCCCCAAGAGAAAGGGATGAATTTAATCTCATCAAGGGTACTAAGAAATCCTATGTATGGGAATTAACTGCAAAGGGATTTGATATCGATAGAATTATTCGAAGGATGAAAAAGAAGTTCCCTGAAGCAAACGAGAAATCTATTAATCTTTGGTATAGAATGGCAAAGAGGAATATCAATGGTAAAGCTAAAGGAAAGTAATATTGGACCAATTCTTCCAGATAGATATTATATATGGACATGGCGACCAGATACAACCAATAAGATTATCACCGAGAAGAAATTATATCGGAAACATCTAACGGGTATTCCATATTTTACTAGACACCACGTAAAAGTTACCCTGGTTTATCTATATGGAGTAGATGTCCTACAATATATTCATATTATATCTGGAAGGAAACTCTTGCAACAAGGTATTAGAGAATTATCCGATATGAATGGTAAACTCTTAAAAAGGGGAGCTACTAAATTCTGGTTTAAGGGTAAATTCGTTAAGGCAAAGAAATTCATAATACCCGATGAATATAAGATTGATAAACACAGACGAAGAAGATTTATGGTTCAAATGCACCGGGTCTTTAAGTCAAAAGGAAAAAAGGCATTCGATGAAAGATACTCAATCAAACTCTATGGACAACGGCAAGGCATATCTCCCGCCTATACGAAGCAGAAGAGATTACAAATCTATTCTTCTATCTTACAGGATTTACGAGAGACTGAGTCAAGAGGAGAAGGTTAAATTCAACCTATTATTCCTACAGTACCCACCGTTGGTAAGTTCATTGGCTTTATATCTGAGAAAGAAAATGAATATCCCAATACAGAAAGTACTATTTATCAAAGCACAAAGGGATATGATTGAAATATTCGATGAGGCATCTATTAGGTTTATGGGATATTTACCCAAAGAAAGGCATATTAAGAAGTCTCTTCTATTTCAATGTTTTGTTCCTTTAGAGAATATCAAAATCCGAAAGGCTTATGCTTACATAATGACCAATCGGATGATAGAAAATCAATATTGGGTATACCCAGTTAGATTAGCCGATAACTATAAAATAATGCAAAAAGGGAAATACAAATTTTATACCGAAGTATTCGGAAAGGTTGGTATTCCTGGAATAACTAAAATTCAATACAGCAATGAATGATAAATTATCAAAAACAAACCTGGTTACACATAAACCACTAAATCCTTTTATGGGTAAGACTTTTAAGATACTTACCTATAATCAGGTTGACCAAGTAGTTAATACCGAAACGGTAACTATTGAGTCTCAAGAAGAATTAAAGACAACTCTTGATAGCATTAAACAATATAATGATGCACATGCTCAATTAGAGGGTTCTCTTAAGCTAACGAAGAAACTTATAACAGAGTGATATAAATTTATTAATTAACCAACTTAAACATTACGAAAATGGCTAAGAAGAAAAAAGAAGTGGAACTGAAAGAAGTTTCCAGAAAAGAAATCAATGGTGCAATCATCATCACTTACGAAGATGGTTCAGTAGTAATTATCCCTGCCCCTATCAAACTTACGAAGGAGGAAGCTGAAGAATTCTTTGGTTCAGAGGAAGACGATGACGAAGAAGACGAGGAGGAAGATGACGAGGAAGATTCGGATGATGAGGACGAGGAAGATTCGGATGATGAGGACGAAGATGATTCCGATGACGAAGAAGACGAGGAGGAAGATGAACTGACTGCCGAGGCTCTTGCCGAAATGGACTTCGAAGAATTGGAAGATGTCTGCGATGACAAAGACCTTGAAACTGACCCGGATGACTTTGACGAAGACGATATCGAGAAACTCCGCAAGGCAATCGCCAAGGAACTCGGTCTCAAATTGCCGGCAAAGAAGGAAGACAAAGGAAAAGGCAAAAAAGGAAAAAAGTAAACCTGGTAACAGTATTCAAGATTTAAGGGGTGGGTAATTTCATCCCTTTTAACTATTACCAAACGTAGAAGTTATACTTACAAATTTTTAATCATTAAAACCATAGAAATCATGGCAACAAAGAAAAAAGAAGACACCAAGAAAAAGGGTGCAGAAAAAGATGCTGAGAAAGAAGCTAAACGTAAAGCTCGTCAAGAGGCACTGAAGAACAGACCGGCAGAGCAACGTCCGAATAGTAAACAGATTGACGTTATTGCCATCAACGAAAAATCCGAAGTTCGCAACTACGGTTATGCCGTAAAGAACAAGGAAGGTTATCAGGGAGTAGTGGTTACTTCTGTTCTGGTAACTGATGGTAAACCAATCTCTACTTCAGTTTCCTTCGTTCCGGGTAATCTGACTGTTAAGTCAAAGAAGAACCACGGAGTTATCTGTTCTCCCAAGAACAAGAAGAACAAAGAGGAATCAGAAGAAGAATCTGAGGACTGATTATTTTCTCTAATTACCGCCGAACCAATGGTTTAGGTTTAGAAAGTTAATGTTATACGTAGTAACAACCCCTCACTCACACTTAGGACGTTGTTCAGCCAAAAGCTCATTGCCTGCGAAGGTAGTGGGCTTTTAATTTTTATACCCGTATGGACCAAGAAAGATTAGCTATTCGAAAGAATATTAGAATACTTGCATTAGATAATCTAATAAATACTTATACTGATGCACTAGAAGATAAACAATTAAACCTGGGACCAGATGAAAGGGAACTTGCTATTGATATAATAAATGAGGCAAGATTAATGCTATCAGAAGAAACCCAGGAAGTAAATAACCAAGTAATACCAAGACCAAAATGGAAGAAGTAAACATAAGAACACTCTTATCAAGTATCAAGGTAGTAAGGAATGATATTCAGTTCACTCACTACCAAATGAGCATAGCCCTGAACAAAGGTAAGAAAGGTGATTGGCAAAGACATAAGTTAAGATTAGATTATCTGAAAAGAAAACTCAAAGGTTTAATGGACAGGTTAACTAATAAACTAAAAGGTACCATACTAACTGTTACTTATCAAGTAGCTACTCCCGTAAATACAAAAACTTTTGAACAAACTTTTACGAATCTCACTCAGCAAGAGATAGTAGACATAATGCAAATAAGGGCTATCATGGAGGGAGTAGAAATAAATATCCTAGAAATTAAGGAAATCCCAACCCAAATAAGGGAAGTATAACTATGGTATTATGTAAATCGGATATTCATTATTCACCATAAAATTTTAAGAAAATGGCTAAGAAAGAAGACAAGAAGAGTAAACCGGAATCCAAGACTCCAGAACTCACAAAGGTAAAGAAAGCTTTGGACGCTTATCTCAAAGAGAACAAGTTGGACCCAACTAAAGATTGGACCAAGGACAAGAAACATGGTAAGAAGATTACCGAACTTGTTAACAAGCTGAACAAGGAAAGAGACAAAGTTGCTGCTGCCTATCCGGAAAAGGATGCCGACAACAACAAGAAGTTGGTAAAACTCAAAGAGAAGAAGGATAAAGAAAAATCCGGCAAGAAAGAAGACAAGGAGGAGAAGAAAGAAAAGAAATCTGCTGGTAGAACTGCTACCAAATACGATTATCCTCTTATCGATGGCCGGGAAATGACTTCTGCCGAAAAGAAAAAATACCGTATGGAGCAAAGAAAGCTTGCTTCAGGTAATGCTCCCAAGGAGGAGAAGGAAGCCAAGAAGGCAAAAAAGGAAAAGGTAAAAGAAAAACCTGCTTCCGATAAAAAAGAAAAGAAGGCCGACAAAAAGAAAGACAAGAAAAAGAAGAAGGCCGCTAAAGAGGAAGATTAACTCCAACTCTCATAATGTTTATTTAAGTATTTGTTAATGTGATGAAAGGCCTGGCAATATAAAATTTGTTCAGGCCTTTTATTTTATCCAAGAAACAATGTATGGAACAAGAAGTATATAAACCAAAATTAAGAATCACTACATTATCCGAGAATGGTACTCCATTATCAGATAGGTTGGTAGATGCTTATACCGAGATGAACTCGGGACCAAAGGTACAACATAAGGGTCCGATAAGAGTAGAAGTAACTCTTACTAATCAACAAGATGTAGATAACTTCAAATCTTACTTAGAGAGATTGGTAGGAATCCTTCCCATAAAGAATCCAACTGCAGGAAGAGGGAGACCTGCTGGGTCTTCTAATAACAAGGAATTAGAATCACCAAGGGAGGATATCCTTGCAGACGTAGAGAAAATGGTAGAGGAGGGAAAAACTCAGCAAGAGATAATCAAATACCTAAGGAAACTTGGGTTTGTATTTATCCTTACTGAGGACTTTCTGTTTCACTTTCCAGGATTTGAATTTGATGCAAAAGATGTGGGAGAACCGACGGAGAATAAGCAATATCCCAATTCATTCTCCTGGATGGCAAGATGTATCAAACGTGCAAAGGACCCAAAAGCAGATAAATTCGACCCAATGGTTATCTTCGGCTTTAGCATCCTTAACGGACCATCGAAAAAGATTATTCCGTACCTATATAAGGAAAGGCGTAAACCAATGAGAACTAAGATTGGTAAGAATACTATATCTTTCTCTCAAGCAGAGTTTACTAAATTGCCTAAGTATATGTTAGAGGAGGAACGAATTAAATTCTCTACAGAGCAAAGGCAATTACTTCTCAACCCAGAGAAAAAGCCTTCGAAATTCTTTATGAGATGGTATAGGGATGTAATCTTCCCAGATTCAATCAAGGAGAAGATGGAAGAGGTAATCAACCGCTAACATCTACCTCACTATTTAATAAAAGAGTATATTATATAAAATAAATTTCGTATATTTGCATAAAGATAATTTTTTAATTATGGACAAAGAAACAAAAGACATTATCAAGCTAATCACTGGTATTCAAATCGAATCACTAAATTCTCTCAAGGAGGATGTTTCTAAGGGCAATAACATTGCCGATGACTTAATCAAGAAACTACTTCAGATTGATAACAATGAGATTACCATGGCACTGGATGACCACATCCAATTATATGTAGACATTGAGCAAACACCCCAATTGATTCAGACTATCTCTGAATATCAAATGCTGGTATGCTCACATATCTTATTCAGAATGGAAGATGAATGGGTACATACCAATTCTCAAGGAGTATTGGGAACCTGGGCAATCTTCCAAAAAGCAAACCTTAAGTTCCACCCTGAACTAACACTCTTAAAACTTTAATATAGATATGGAAAAGAATAAATACTTAGAATCAGTTGAAATGAACACGGGAGTTGAAATGATTCCCTGCGAATCCTCTAACATTGAGGGTTATGGTTATGACTCAAAGAAAAAACAACTTTGGGTAGCTTTTAAAAATAACCGAGTATATCGGTATGATGGAGTACCCTATGAAGTATGTAATGGTTTACACTTTGCAGAGTCTAAGGGTAAATATCTGGGAGAACATATAAAGAATAAGTTTAAAACTACCGGATATGAACTCAGGAACTAAAATAAGCCAAGTACTCATAATTGCTACAGGAGCAATGCTACTTTTCTTAGGGACAAGATATAATGCCCCAATAGAAGAAGTGAGCATTGCTCCTTCTGAGTATAATAGGCCTAAGCCCATAGATATCAAACCAAAGGAAAAGAAACAATGGTATAAATATAGGGTAGAAATAGAAACTATTCCAGAAAAGAAGTTATATAAGATTGAGAAATCTGGATATAACCAATATGAAATTTCTAGAAGAGGTTCTGGTGAAAACTATTCCTATAAAACCTATGAGTTTATATCCGATAAGGTAATGAATACCCAAGAGGCATATAACTATGTTATCAATAACTTGGATAAATGCACTCTGGTATCTAATATATTAGAAGAAAACATCTATGACAGATACAATGATGACTATGAAGGATATATAGATGACCCGGAAGACGAAATCAATTATCCTCCAGAAATCTTCGACTTCCTAGCCGATTAACCTTAGCAAATATAAAAATTTATTCGATTTATTTTTGTAATTAAAATATAGTTCGTATATTTGCAATAGATAATTAATTAATCACTTTTTAAATATAGACATTATGAAAAAGAATGAAACCAAGGTTACTAACCTTATTAGCAACAAGGTTGCTGAACAACTTGAAGGAATCAAAAATTCCAAGACTACAAATTCTAAGGCAAAGGCCAAAAAGACTAAAAAGGAATTGGTACAGGATGCTCAAGAAGCTGCCACAAACTTTGCCAATGCTAAATTGGTAGAACTCTCTCCCAAAGGTAAAACTTCTAAAAAGGCACAGGTTGTCAAGGAAGTTAAGGAACAACAAAAACCCTCCATCATTGAACAGGTAATCTCAAATCGGGAAGTAAAATACGTATATCCCGAGGATGTAGTTGACACTCTTGCTCGGAAGAAATGGAGACAACAAACTCGAAACGAACTTCATCGATTGGAACTTGCCATGGCCCGTATCAAAGACCAAAATTCCAAAGAGTTCAAGGCTGCTGCTAAGGCATATAAGGACTTTCGTAAAAAGGTTCTCAAACCTGAACAAGTTGCATAACCTCATATTAACCTAAGTTCCCGGGCTAATCAGTCTGGGAACTTTTATAAATAATCGTAATGGATTACACAATCTTCTCTGATAAGGAGATGCTTAAACAAGATAAAGAACTTGTCGAATTACATAAACGATGTTGTAAATCATGGCTTGTTCAGCATTCACTTAAGCATTCTAAGATAAAGAAGTTCTTTATAGTTTACGATTGGTATATCAATCCACATAACGTAAGGAATTTCTTTTTTAGGCCCATACACATCTTTATTCAAGCATTGCTTTTAGGGCAGCTTGATGATATTTCAGATTACATAGATAATAATACTAAGAATGGAAAACGAAAGAAGAAACGGAACAGAAAAGTATAACGTACTTTACCTCAAAGGTAAATACCAGTATAAATCAAAATATCCCCAAATTGAGGCTAAACATAAAATTGTCTATGCTGGGCCTGTAAAGGAAATGGCACCCATCTGGGATAGCATCTCGGATATTCTAAGGAAATCGGACAGAATCTGTACTGAATCTCGAAGAGAATTGAAGAAACTAGAAGAACGTTCACAGAACCAATTCTATTTCAAGAAAGAAGGTATAACCCATATAATCGTATACAAATGTTTGGGGCAATAGTTAAAGACCTATATATAGGCAAATCGAAATTACAGTTCTTCTGTAATCAGAGGGAGATACAACCAATTACTTTGGTAAGTGATGTACTACAACCTACTGGGTTCACTGGCAATATGCCGGATTACGGTACCTATGGTAATTACCTTGACGGTAAATTCGAAATAACACCTATGATGCCAAAACATCAGCTATATGTTACTGGTATTCCGAAAGGGGCAATCTTAGACAACTTTCGAATTCAAAGAACATTCTGGTCTTCATACTATGAAGATGATATAAGGGGATATCTATTCCAGGTTACGGATGGGTACCCTAAACTTATAATTAAACAATAACATGGAAGCAATCGATTACGTTAAATTATTTAAGCTCGACCAAGAGAACTATGATTTTAAAAGGGAAGAGTTTATATCCGAATTAGGTAACGAATTTCTAGATTATTGCCAAACTACTACCATTGGCATTAATCCTAAGACCCATAAACTATACTACTATCGGTTTAAGGAAATCGTAAAGAATTTCGAAACCAAATTCTGGGCAATCTCCAAGCTAAAATTAGGAGAACCATTTACCCAGAAGTTATGGAATGCCTTTTTCGCTACACAGGTAGTTCCCCTAAGGACCCAATTATTCCCCGATATTCAAAAGATGATTGAGGAACAATTTGCCCAGAGGGATAATAACCGTAGTAAACAAGACAAAAAACCTACGAACCGTAAAAAGGTAAATTATGGCAAGGGAAATCACAGACCTTCATGGGAATAAATTCAAGGTAGGGGATTATAAACTTTGCCTTGAAATCCCTATTACTGGGAAAGGTAATCTAGTATTCACCAGGGACCTAATCTCTGGTGAAGCTTTTAATTTATCAGTAGTAAGGAGTAGATACTTAGGATATTTCTACAACCTATCTTTGAATCTGTATATAAGGTACGATTTAGAGTATATGGGATATGATGAAAGTTCGGACATAAGAAAATCTCATTTGTATGTTAGAAAAAAGAAATAAAATCGTAAGGTTCCCAAGACCCATGGGAGTTACGGCAATGGCTTTAGAATATCAGAAGAATCCAAATGATACACTTCTGGTAAATATACACAACTATCTTATTAATCAATGGTTAATGGGTAATGGTGTATTATGTGGTATTACGTATGATATTAATACCTTCTCATATCGTATGGGTATAGATATCAATTACATACGTATCTTTATGAGGGATAGGCTATTAAGCTCAAGAATCTGGGACAAAGAAAAATCAGAAGATTTACTGCAAGCATTAATGGGAGAACAACTTGCTTGGGTACTAGAAGACCGTATGGAGATAGCCCATCAGGTAAATGTATTGAGAGAATCCCAGGGCGGTAAATATATGCCATTTATATCTGCAGAGCTGGGTAAGGCTTTGAAGTTAAAATTGGAATCTTCTACTTCTCTTCAATCCATCGTACGTAACATTACAGGAGGAAGTACTACCAATATATTTGCTCAGTTCAATCAGAACAATGTAAATCAACCTCAGAACACTATTTCAATCGATGAGGCTCGTCAAATAGTATTAGAATCTCAGAAGATATTGGATAAAACCGAAGAGGCTAAGTTATTGGAAGAGAGATATGATATATCCTCATTACCTGAAGTAGTTGCTACTAAGCAAGAGGGAGTAGATACCAGTAAGGAGGGACTTAATCTTAACAAGGCAGAATTAGCCCAGATTACAGATGATTATAAGGGAGCCATGGAGTTATTCCCAGATGAACATCATGAGATACGTAGAGAAATAGAAATGCGTATTGACCCAGATGAAGAGGACCCAGAATTATATCAGTATGAAGAAGTACCAGAGGAAGAAGATAATGGCTCCTTTGCATCTCAATTCTTACGTAGTAAGAGGCTCTAGTAGTTAAATAGGTTCATTGCATATTAAATTGAAAATTTATATATTTGCATATCAATTTTAAAATAGACAAAAATATGAAAACAGATTGTTACATCTACACGCTTATTACCGGAGACTTCCTATTCCAAGTAATGGAAACATCCGATGAACAAGCAGAGAAACGTTTAATCGACTTATACCAGGAGGGAGAGGATGATCTTTATTCAGACATCTATGAACATCATTCCTATGATGACCTTAGGAATTACTATGGCAGTGTTAAGGTATACAAAACACCCATAAACTTAGAAACAAATCAACTTGGGTTCCCAGGTTTAATCGTATATTAATATGGATATCAATTTAGAATACAAGAAAACCCAAGTTAACAAGGTTAATCAAGGGACTTACTTTAAACTCAGACCAACAGAAACTGCTCCGGTATGGGTAAGAGGCGAATATGACAAAGCATCTAAGACTTATTCTTGCTATAAGTACGATGATACTAATCACGAGAAATTCCTTAAGGGAAACAGAGAAATATACATAAATTTTACATTCTAAGCACATGAACCTATTTAAACGAAAGAAATGCTCCCAGAACCTCATATACCTTGATAAGGGTAACCTGGTATTCAAAGGGCAAGTAAAACAGATTTATCGAATTCTCGAACTTTGCATGATAGAATCTGGTAAATTTGACGAACGTCTATACTTCGATATGTACAATGAGTATCTTAAACATTACGTAATATATGATACTACTCCTCAGTTATTACAGTATAAGATACCCTTGATATTCGGTAAACGTTTCCCGGGTATAACATTCTCTAAACGTTTTACATTCGAATACCTGATACCAGGTAGGATTACTTATTCTAAAATACCATCTTGCTTTGAATTACCAAAGTACATTGAGGAACATCTAATACATATCTTCAATAGGGTAGGTGCTTATATTGAAATTCCCCATGATGAGAATATGTTTACCAATCTGATTAGGCTCAACTTCCTAAAAGAATGGGAACTATTCGATAACTCCTCAATGTTAGATGCTTATATAATCAGTCAGCTGGACCTAATCAATAGTTATGCTAAAGTAGAGAATCAAACCATAGTTAAAAACATCATCGAAAGGACTCTGGAAGAAATTATAGAAGAGACTATCGGTAAAAACAATGAAGAACATGGAAAATAAAGAGAAATTCACTTTCCGAAAGGTAAGTATGACAGAGAATGTCGAAATAGAGTTTATCAAAACTCTGGAAGACAATGCTAACAAAAGTGATGAAGACTTGCTAAAAGCTTTCAAGAACAAACTATCTTCGGACAATGTTACTTGTCATGCAAGCATGCTTTCAAGAACTACAACTCATGTTATCTTTCAGATATCCAAATTTAGTAAGATAACAAATTCTTATCGGGACCATGAATTATGGTTATTCGAAATTGATAATAATAATATCATACTAAATAGGTTCCGGATATGATTACGATGAAAACCCTCCAGGCTGAGGATTTAAAGAATGACGAATGGTTATACAATGCCTTAACCAATGGTATCAAGGAATGCTTAACTGCTCCCATCCTAACTTTGGACCCAACAAAGCCTGAACATATTAGGAGAACAGAAATGATACTGGATAATTTCTCACAAGAGGATTCTCCAGTAATTGCTACAGTAATTGCTCCAGGCAATTTCATACAGATGATATTACCGAAACATGATATACTCTTATCGATAATGTTCATATACAAAGAGAAAAATACCTATGTTCAACTCATAATACAAAAACTTAGTTATGACACCAATCAACAAAAGGAAAAATCCACAAGTGACTTACCTGATAGTGGGTCTCAAGAATGAACACGGTTTATATAAGATACATCATACCGAAGTAAGTCCAACACAGCTAGTGGGCACTGAGCTTCTAAGAAATATCATGCCTATATTTGATGCCTGCACTGGGCATGAACCCGATACATTCTTAATACATGAGGAATTTGAGAATTGGCTCAATGATGTAGAATGGATAGGTTATGAAACCTACGAAGTATATCTCAATGAGACAATTCAATTAGTAGAAGTCAAGTCTTTAGAGGGTGCTAAAGAGGAATTAACTAAAGCCTTCAAGGTACAGAAGCTTACCGATGAAATAGCTTCTAGATTGAAAGAGGAATTAAGTCATATAGTGAAAGAATGCTTTAAAAATGAAGTAGAGAAAAAGCTTGATTCCTCTACCAGAGAATCCATAGTTAGGTCAGCCCTATATAATGTAATTAACAAAGTCTAAATTCGAAAGGCAGTCTAATCCACTGCCTTTCTTAGCGTGTATACCTATCCTCAGCCTCTTTAAAAATAAAAGAGTATTATTTTGTAGTATGAATAGAAATTTATATATTTGCATATCAATTTTAAAATAGACAAAAATATGAAAACCTCAAAAAACTCAACCGCCAAGGATATATCTCAGGTAGTTACCAAATTCCTTGAAAACAAATCAGACTTTAGTTTAGACTGCGATGAAAAGGGAAACCTTTACACTCTGCTCATGGATGAATTACTCCAATTAATGGAACTTCATCTGTTACAAGTAATAGACATCAATTGCTTTAATCGTTATGAAACTACCTATTACACTTTCACTTTCGATAGCTTGATAACTCTTGATACTACCGAGAAAAAGAATCAAGCTGCTGATGCTGCTTTGAAATTCATGCAAAAGTTCACCGATAATGATGGTATATTCACCTCATTCACCAAGCTGGATGCCAATAACTGGATTTATCAACTTAACTTCAGAATATCATAACTATGGCTACTAACTACAAGAAACTTAAATCCGACCTACAAAAACAAGGTCGGATGACTTTATTCGTACCTCATAACGAAGATCTACCTTGCATAGGCTTTGAACCTACCTGGTCTAAAACTAAGATACTAAAGGTATTATTACAATTCGATGATATCAGAAAGGAGTACACATTATGAATGAACAAAAACCTATTATCGTACCAGAGGAAATAGAATGCTCCTCTGGTTCAGTATTCAACTTCAATTACAAACGAGTTGTATACTCGCTAACTATGCAACCTGATAAAATCCTTATTCAGCAAGCTATAAGCAAATCTAAGACTCCTGCTAAAGGAACAAGTCAAATTATTATGCTTAATTCTCTAGAGGAATACCAAACCTGGTATAGCAAGCTGAAACTTTCATACGGTAAAAGAATAACCCGAAGAAGGTTACACTATGCTACCACTGAGAACGGTATTATTAAATATACAGATTATCCTAAGGCTACAAACGCAGGCATGCGTAAATCAGAAGGAATCATCTGCATACCAGAAACCATTACTACCTATCGAAGTACTTATACTATCAAGGTTGAAAATCAAACAGTAACCATCCTGGATGCCTGGGGAATCAAACAACAAACCCCAATCAAAACATTCCCATCATGGGTAGATGAATTGAAGGACAAAGAAGGCCGAATAACCAGGAGGAAATTAAGGTATTTCAATGAGGATAATGGCCTACAAATAATTCCCTAACCAGTTCTATATATCCTCAGAGGTGCTCAGTACATAACCAAAACCGAGCACCTCTCTATTTTAAAAATAATATTATATAGTGATACAAGTTATAAAATAATTTTGTATATTTGCAATGAGAAATATTTCTCAAACAATTTTTAATATAGACAAAATGGAAAAAATTATTAAAACCCTCCCCGAACTCAAATCGATAATCGATGCTAACAAGTATCATACTTTCGATTACACAGAAGGTCTTTCAATTTCAGACGGTATCGAAATCTTCGAAATTGACCTTGAAGAAACAGACGATTACCAAGGTGCATCTGCTACTCTTTGCATCTATCCCAACGAAGATATTCTCTTCAATGATATCAAATCAAATATTAAATCAATGGAATTAGAAGAGGGTGCCGATGACCAATACTACGATTATTCTCCTTCACAGGTAGAGGCTATCATTTATGCTATTCCTCAATTAACTCCTGAACACCAAGATTATACAATCGAAGGTCTCAAAACTCATTTAAGAAACTTCATTGCTAACGAGGAAAATGACGAAGACATGATATCTCAATATTCCGATACTCTTGAATCACTCGAAAAATACGAATCAGATCACAGAGAAACGGAATTATTCTCTAATCTCTACATTTCAGAAACAATCAATAAACTCTAATCAACTATGGTAAACTTATACAAACTGCTTAACGCACTGGAACAGGGGATGACCCTGTTCCAATTAGACAAATGGAAAACCGAAGGTATCTGGTATCCTATCTCTCAATACAAAAAGGAAACCAACGAAATCGAAGTTGTAACCAACTTATTTCTCCCTACACCTCCACCGGAAGGATATCATATCCAACTAACAGGTAACTATGATGAGGATGAACATGCTGAATGGCAACAATTCCTGGACGAGAACCAATGGAAAATCTACCCATTGCTTGCAAATATCGTATGGGTATTCTTACCGAACCTGGAAGGTGTATCATATCAACTGTTATATACCAAATACCCACAAGGGTTCATATCAGTAATTGCTAAACCCTATAAAACTATACAATCATGATTACAGAAGAGATGAAATCCACATTGCTGGATATCGAAATCAATAACCCAGAAGGTATTCAGAATCTTAAGGCTCTACTTAAGAACTATTCTGATATCATTGGTAAAGACCAATCTACTCTCTCAGAAGAGGAGGAACAATCATTATGCGACCTGCAAGATAACATAATGATACTGGTATTCGGACCACTCTATTCACAATTCAAATTTGAATACATACAATCCTATACAATCATGGACGAAGAAGAGACTTTCATAGAAGACTTATGCAAATTCTATTTCGGGTAACAAATGAAAGACTACATCATCTTCCTATTAATGATTAGACTACCCAAGGGAACTGCTATCACTATATTTGTTATCGGTTCCCGACCCTTAACAAAAGATACGGTTTTAACAATCGAAAATACACAATTAATACCCATACTAATATGAATGACGAAATACTTATCATAAATGAATACCCCATAGGATGGGGATGGCTTAAAGATGTACCTCTTATAGACTGGGAATGGCTCATAGACGTATTCGCTACTATGACGGATGATACCGATACATATTCTTATATAACTTATGCTGAAGAGGATGGTGCCAAACTTACGGATATAACCTTTGTAAGAACTGTATGGGAACACTATTGCAAATATAATCTACATATACATCCATCTCAAGCGACCGAGGAACAATATGCCTACTTTCTAGATTGCTATTCAGGCGATGACCAATATACAGATCTATATACCTATTATGAGAACCAATATCCAGAATATAATCACCAACTAAAACATTACGGAAAATGAAAATAACAATCACTACATTAGTAATTATCGAGGACATGGAAGTACAGGATGTAATACATTCCTTCAACGAGGACCCGGCCAAAGCCAAACAAGAAATCATACAAGAAATCATAGATCAGGTAAATGACATTTATTCAGACGGAACAGAATCCTATACAACAATGGAGGAAGTCCTGGGCTCATTCACCTTCAAAGTAGGGGCATCACAAGGCAAAGCCTACATCGAATCCCAAGAGATATCCTTTAACCGAGGTGGAACCATAATAAACAAGGAACTATGATACAAATCCTATACATATTATCCAAATCCTTAGTAGGGCTCTACTTCCTACTAAGGATCCTAGATGTAGAACGTACCTACTCCCAACACAAAGAAAACCAAATAAAATATCCCAAAGCCTTATACATAACCAAGTACCTAATATACCTATTACTATACAATATCCTAATCGAATACCTATTCAAGGTAATCCTATAATACTACCCACCTACAGTACCCACCCCCAAACAAAACAAATAATCAAAATCATAATAGCGCTAACTAAGGTACACAAATAATAATACCTAATACACCTATCCTATATAATCATAACCTATATACAATCAATATACATAATACATACTTCCCTTCCTCCTTGGGGTATCTCGCCGGGGGTTTTAAAAATTTGAGATCAAGGCTAATGTGAATCCCTACTACTATACAATCCACATTACTCCACAGCTATCTAGCTATCATACCATATGGCCCTACCACTTTAAAGGCAATCACAAAAAGGCCTATTGAGGCAATTAAATCCGACCATTAATGGCCCCTAATCCTCATTTGCCAAGAGCCCCTTTATACAGCTTATTATATATATATATTAGTTATGGGTAGGGGATTAGGCAAATAGGATTAAGGTTTTAAGGCTAAATGGTAAATAGGAATTAGGGCTTTCATAGACAATATTTAGGCAATATTCCTAGTAACTATGTAAGTAATTGGCTTAGTATTTATATTAGCATTATTTGCATAACTCTAGGACAATTTGAGGATTTCGATTGCCTTGATTGCCTTTTGCCTCAGGTTAGTTTATATAGTATTATATATTAGTAGGTACTGGGCAAATTAGGATTAAGGCAATCTCCATTAATGGCCCTGGGGATTTATAAGGCCATTAATAACCTACGAAGGCAAATGGGGCATATTGCATATATTATTTATTATATGTATCTTTGTAGAAAGAAAAAGAAATACTAATAATTTAATTTTTAAACATTATGAAAAATAATATTAAGTACCTCGTTCTCAACACTGAATCAGAACTTACTAATAATGCCTTAGTAATCTCTAATGCCTCTAATCCTTCAACACAGGGTTACATGGAATACATTAATTGCTATCTCAATCCCTTACAGGGTACAGAATTCTCTAAACAAGGCTTTCACCTAATCTCTATTACTTCAACAGAGAACGAAGAAGAAGGCGAAGGTTTACATACTCTAGTATTCTACTCAGATAACACATTGAATACTAGACAAGAACAGATCTGCTCCTTAGAACTACACAAAGCATTCCCTCTCGATTATGAGGCTTCACTCATTGCTCCTACAGTAACCTATACCAATAATACATATATCGTTACCCATCCTTATACTCTCTAATCCTAACTTTGACCCAGGCTTACCTAAGTACTGGGTCTTTATTTCGCTAACTTAGTAAGCCCTTATAGGCTATCTTAGGTTCCTAATTTACCTAAGCTTACCTTAGTCCATTAAGGGCCCCTATAGACTTGGTTCCCAGGGGTTATTAGAGGGATATACCCAATAGGCCCCACTACACTACTACCTATATACACCTAATGGCCATATATCATATAGGTAAATATACAGGTATATATCACACTCTCAAGAGGGCAGGCAATGGCCATATAGGATTATCCATATACATATCATATATGCCCACTACAAAGCGTGCGAAGATTTCCCCTATGAACCTCCAAAATTAAGTGCAATAATTAAGTGCAATAATTAAGTGCAGCATTTTTGTGATTTTTGCATATTTTCACTAAAATAATTTTGAAAATAAAAATATTCATTTTCTTGAAAAATTTTCTTGAAATATTTTTGTAATTCAATTATTATATGTATATTTGCATAGTGTTAAGAGAAACACAAAAGATATTGAAAATTTAAATTAAGAATTTTTTAGAAATTATTTCTCTAAAAATTTTGCAGATTAAAATATAATTCGTATCTTTGTAGTGTCAGAAAGACAAAGCGATATTTGAAAGTTTAGACAAATTAATAAAATCTTATTAGATAAGTTCTAAAAAGTCTTTTCTTATCTTATCGAAAAGGTTATAAAAATAATAATTAACAAAATAAGAAAAGCGTTTATATTATGAGTAAAACTAATAATTTAGTAAACGGTGTTAGTGCAAATGTAGCAAATGCAAAAGCAAAAGCAAATTCTTTAATCGCTTTAGACGTTCTTAAATCAGTAAAAGAAAAAAATGCAGGACTTTTCAAAACTTCTTTAGGAACGAAAACAGAGATTTACAAAAAAGATTTATTTGTAGGTGCAAACGAAAAACAAATCAAATCTTTGCGCAAAAAGTTTAGAAATGTAACTTTTAATTTTCTTTCTTCTATTGCAACAAATGCAGATAAAAAGCTAATTGATGGCTTTATAGACTTTTATAAGCAAGTCTATGTTTTGAATGATTTTTCTTTTAACTCTATTGCATCAGAGAATACAAAAGAAGAAAAGAAAGCGATTCTTTTAAAAGGTTTAGAAATTGTAAAGAAAAACGCAAAGTAATATGTTATTGAATATATTGTTAGTTGTTGGAATAATTTATTTAATTATTCAAGCTCTAAAAGATATAAAAGAAATTTTGAAAGACGATAACGAAAAGTTTGATAACTAAAGCATAGAAATTTAAGGGACAAAGAAATAAAAAATCTTTGTCCCTTACTTTTTATTTATAAATGTTAAATTTAACGGAACCGTACTCCCCTTTGAATACCAGGAAATTTTGGCTCCTCGTATTAATGGGTACCCAGAATCCCACATGCCCACATGCTCACACAAAAAGACCCAAGACAGATTAACCATCCCGGGCCATTCTTACAAAATGCTCCTAAGCAAATCCCTAGTCCTATCTTTCCCTAATACCCCTCTAACCCTCCTACTGCAGTTCCCTTACTTATGTAATCTGTACTTCTCATATTCATTTAGCATTTATATAAATATATAGAACTCAAGGCATCCTATGGGTAGAGGACTACAATATCAAGAGAGCAATAATTATAAACCAATAAAACTTATTAGATATGAACGAATTTAACTTTAGAGTAGCCAATGCTGCACCCAGGGCATCTGGTTTTGAAATAGGTCAGAATGTTGGAGATACCAAGACTACCTATATCTACTCTTATAAGACCAAGTACATTAATGGTAAGAGTACTGGGCAGAAGACTAATGTGGATTGGGATATGGAATTTAGCATCCCATCTTGGGTAAGTGTGAAATATGTTTTTGAGGGTAATGATTGCAAAGTAACCTTCACTACATTACAAGAGAATACTGGTTCTTCAGCGAGAACCCATACCTTGGTAATGAAGCAAAGAGAATCAGGTGAAACTATATCTTTCCCTATAAGTCAAGAACCTAAGTTCACCTATACTTACTTCTTGGGAGTATTAAATGTAAGTAGTACTGTCGGAGCTAATATAGGTGCTACTACTGTGATTAGGGTTCAATCTTATATGACTCGAAGTGATGGAGAGAAAATGGCCAAACAACCTTCAGTAGAAGCCACTCCCTTCTTTGCAAGTAAGGTTATAATTAAAGATGGGTCTGTTATGGCAGGTGCACCTCATTGGTACCAGATTGTAGTTGAAGCAACTACAGCAAACCTCGGCTCTTCAGAAAGGTCCGGAATTCTACTAGTAACTTGTGGTGACCAACGTAAAGAAGTGACTATATGGCAGAAAGCTGCGGAACAGGATATCACCCTTACTATCCATTGGCCTCTGAATACTTATTCAGCAGCTTTCTTCAAAGAAGGACAAACACCTCAATCTGGTAGTACCGGTACAACTTATTTTAATTTCTCTGTATTAGATGATACCTCGGTCCATAAGTATAAAAAATCCGAAGGTATAAGAGTAAATTTACGAGATGGTAATACTGAAATAGCTTACCCCGGTGATCGTATATCGGCTTATAGGTTTACTAACCAAGCTTGGCAATTAAGGTCTACTTTCATATTGCCTTCATCAGACCAATCAATCACTTTATAAATTTCAAGGACATGGAAAAGAAAAATGTAGTATCATTCCGTAGGGGGGGGGGAGATCACCACCCTTGATTTAGAATTTGCAGGGACAGGAGAAACTACTGCAGTAATGGTTGAATCTCTAATCTACAAGTATATCAATGGTAATTTAGCTCAAAAATCTGCAGCTAATTGGAAAGTGGAATCTCAGAATTTACCTTCAGGTAGTACCCTTGAGACTTCTGAGGTTCCTTCCCAATTAACCATTACAGTACCGGCTAATAATACCTCTTCTACTCTAAGTGGTAAGATAGTACTTCTCCAACCTGCATCCGGTAAGAGGATTACCCTTAATTATTCTCAACCTACCAGTATACAAAACAATGGTATCATTATATATGTTTACTCAGACCCCTTAACTCAAGGTAAAGGTGTAATCCAAGTAGTAGCAGAACATCAAGTTGCTAGTAACATTTCTATCGTTATGTATATTCAATATGGAGTCTCATCTGGAGATAAAAACCAATACAACCTAACCTTAGCGAAAGGTCAATATTTATTAAACCAAAAGTTCGATATTCAAATAGGCGCTCATCCCCAGGTTCTAAGTTATGATTATAGCCCTAAAGAAGACTCTTCTTATCGATACTCAGTTCAAATATTCAAATAGGTTAAAGATATAAGAAAATATGGAAAACTTAAATCCCCCTCCCTAACTTTGGCTTTTAGTGCCAGAGCCGCATCTCAGGAAATAACAGTACCTTCAGATGCAACCAAAAAGACTTTTACCATTCACTCCTATAGAGATACTGTAGTGAATGGTAAAGTATCTAAATCAGATATTATTGACTTTACTACAAATATCGTCTATGACCCACCCGTCTCATCAAGTAATGCTTGGGTCTTTACCAAGAAGACGGCCAATGATGCCGTATCTTATAACTTAGAGGTAGATATCTCTGCAAACTCTGGCTCTTCAAGTAGAACAGCTACTATTACACTTACCCAAGCTACCTCTGGGAAAACTATCACTATCACCATCACTCAGAAGGCTTTAGACCCAATAATCAAACTAGAACTTTCATTTGCTGACCAAAGTTCTGCTCTTGTAGACCAAGGTCCAGTTCCCTATACTCTAAGCTATAATGACCAGTTCCTTGAAACAGGTACTATCCCTGCAGGTGGTGTAATTCAAGTACCACAAAATACCTGGGCTGATAATGGTGGTGATACTGCAATCTATACTCTTTATCTGAAGGGTAGTGAAATAAAAGCAGGCTCTACTTTCTATTTTCAATGTAGGTTTTATGCCATTAATGGTTGGGAAGGTTTATTAGTGGACCCAGAATATAACAAGGCTCTAAACTATAAGATAGATACTGTACAACCTTCTTGGAATCCCTCTGGAACAATTCAATCAGGAACAATCTATCTTTATAAGGGTAATCTATCTCCATCTGATTTCTCAGGAGGTATACTTATAGAACTTACCTTAGGAACAGAAATAAATGGGTATGTTAAGAAAGCTATGATTAGAGTCAAGGTCAATTAGTCAAAGCCATAATCATTGCAATTACCCAAAATATAAGTGAGATGGTATATGCAAGAGAATATCTATGCCAAGGGTACCAGCAGGTAATACTAGAATCTACTTTTAATATTTGCGGATGTTCTTCTTCGAATTTCTTATCTTCTTCTCTAGAGGCATACTTATGCAATATAAATAAGGGAAGGAATATAACGAATAAGAATATAACAATGGGAAAGCAGAGTAGGAGTATTACCTCCCACCCTTGCATTGATGACCCAGCATAATTACCATCTCTATCAAAAAAGTATCTCATACCAGTTTATGTTTTATGAATTTCAATAATAGGTAAATCGGAAACAAAGGTAGCAAAAACCAGACCGATAGAAATAATACCAGTGAATGTACCCTATGTGATTGAGGTAAGTATTCTAATGTTGCTTTTACAAAGAACACCGTGAACGGTAAGCATACCATGTAAATTATCAATATTACCGTAGTCATTGTTCCTCCTTGAAGTATTTATTAATAATCTTGGTAAACTTCTTATCGAATTTGATAAGAACCTCAACTTGTTCCTCCTTACTCATATTCCTGAGACCCTTCTCCAATATCTCTGAATTTCTCTTGATTGAGAAATATGCCTTGAATGCCAGGAAATGTTTCTCATTTTCCTCGGTAAGAGGTAATATCTTTCCATCTTTCCCATCTAATCTTGCATAGGTATCATCAGGACCTAAACTTCTAGCAACTTTTACTCGGTTGCTTAAAACTGCAAACCCACCTTTCTTATCAATGGATTCTACTTTCACCTTCTCCATGATTTGTCTTTCCCCAAGTTGGAAGAATAGTTCATCACCTTCACGAAGCTTTTTGATTTCTTTCTTTTCTTTTTTCATATCTAATTAGTTAATTAATTCTTTATGCAAATATACGAAATTTATTTTATATTATTGCATTATTAATCATATTTTTTATCTCATCCGAGGTAACTGTTTTGCGGTCTTGGAAGAGTTTCCATTCCATGGGAGAAAGATATATACCGTTTGGAGTATATAAATGTCTTAGATGCTCTGGAATAGTGCCCTGGTGAGACATGTTATTGTTATCAATGAACCATACCTTGTTGGGGTAAGCATCGGATATTACTGCCATGTAATAACGAGTAGCTTCTAGTTTTACTCGAGAGAAAGTACCTACTTCAATTAAGAGATTTTGAAAAGGTTTTACTATCCAATGTTCCCAATTAGGTGTAATTACTGGAATTCTTGAACTGTTAGTAGTACCGCTATTGAAGTACTCTTTTAACAACTTTTCATCATACTCTTTCCTCTTCATCCAGAAAGCACAACTAAAGCAGATGTGTTTCTTTGCCATTAACTGAGGTATTTCAAAACTTGATTCAAAATCGTCCAGGTTAATGGGTTCCCTACATAACTTGCATCGGTTTTCTTCTTTGATTCGTTCCATATTGCATTATATTTTAGAATTATATAGGATAATAGAACCAACTAACATCCCGAAAATGGGTTATAAGCAATACTTTCGTTACTAAAATTGAACCATTAAAACTGATA